ATGAAGATCAGCACGATTGGCGTGGTCGCAGTAGCCGTGCCGGGGGCCCTGTGGGCCGGCGTCGGCGTCCACGTCGCAGCCGAGGCGGTCAACGGCTCCATGGGGGGGAGGGGATTCCTGGCGCTGCTCGTGGGCGCGGCAGTCGCCACCCTGGCCGCCGCGGTTCTCTTCATCCACTACAGCCGCAATAGTGGGACCAGGGCACAGGCGGAGGCCATGAACAACCTGGCCGACGCCGTGCGCTCCCACGACCGCACCGAAGCCCGCTGGGAGGAGCGCTTCTACCGGGGCGCCGAGCGGGCCAAGCTCGACGCCGCCGACCACAACGCGCGGTTCCCGAGCAGGAACGACCCCATCCCGGCGGACACCGGGCCGTTCCCGTCGCTCGGGCCCTTCATGGGAAACTGAGCAGGGTCACACAGAGGGGGTCGCGAGAGTCAGGCTCGCGGCCCCCTCTTCTGCTGTCTGACGGTCTCGAACATCTCCCGCCGCATATAGGCGTAAGCCTTCAACATCCGGTCCCGCCCCGACGGGGTGAGGTCTTCCGCTTCGAGGATCTCCCACGCCACGGGGTCGTTGCGGATCTCGTCGGCGGCGGTGAGCTCCTCCGGGCGGGCGAGCCCTCGCTCTAGGAGCATCTCGGCGAGCGTCTTGTTCGGGTCTCGCCTGGAACTTTCAGCGACGGGCGTCGGGTCCCCGCCGTCCCGGATCGTCGCCATGGACCCGTGCTCCCACTGGAGAGCGTCTTCGAGGGCGGCCTCAACCACTGAGCTGATGCCGGCGTCGCCGCGGCGGAACTTCCGCAGGTGTGTGGTGGAGATGCGGGCTTTCTCTGCGATGTGTTCCCAGCGTAGGCCGAGCTCGATTCGCCGTTGGTCCATGGCGTCGGCGAGGCGTGTTCGCTCAGCGGTGTCTCGCGGCATTGCCGGGCCTCTCTTGTGTTGCGATTCTGAGCGCACCATACCGCAACAACCCTGCTCAGCAATGTCTGGGCTTGCGGCTTCGAGTGTTCCGATCGGGTGTTCGGAAAGGATCTTGTTGCGGTCTGTTGCGGTCATGGTGGTGCTGCGGTAAGTTGCGGTCATGGTCAATCAAGGACCTCCCAACATCACGTTCAAGGAGCGCATCCGGCGGGCCCGCCTCGACCAGGACCTGACACTTCGGGACCTGGAAAAGCGGTGTGAAGAGGCCGGGGAGCGCATCGATCACGGCACCCTCAGCCGGTACGAGCAGGGCCTTTTCCGCCCGAAGAGGCGCCGCCGCAAGATCCTCGCAACCGCGCTCAACATTCCGTTTGACGACCTTGACTCCCTGGGCGAAAACAGGCAGGAGTCTCCCTGATGACCGGTCACCGGAGCAACAGCGACCAGGTGACAGGTACCTACCCGGACGTAACTCCGGGCAACTCCCTCGACCTGTTCCCCGCTCTCGGCGTCCCCAGCCCCGAGCTCGCCCGGCGCCTGGTCCGGATGCTGAACCTGCCGGCCGTGGTCGAGCGGCGTATCGCTTCGCAGCGGAGTGACGCGGCATGACCGCCTCGAAGCCTTCCGAGGTCGCCCCGCCCGCCGTGCTGGAGACCACGACTGTCTGCCAGTTCGGGGCCGTGCATTTCATCACGCAGGGCTGTACCTGCCGCTGAAACAGCGGCGGGCCCAACCGCTGGTACCGGCCGGGCCCGCTGATCCCAGCTCAACAACCCATCAACACGAGAGGAGCCGGGACTGATGACGATTGTCGCACTTCCCGAGCCCACCATCACGAAACCCGCTGACACGCTGCGCCGCCTGGCTGACGCCCTGGAGGCCCTCCCGCACCCCAGGATCAGCCCGCCGGACGTGTTCGCTGCCCTGCGTGAGGTCCCCGCCGGGCCGGAGCGGCAGTCCGCGTTGAACCGGCTGCACCGCCGTCTGCGGCACGCGCCCGGGTTCGAGCAGTGGCTGTACCACTGGACGGGCCCCAAGTCACGTGTGGAGGTCGTCGCGCTGGTCCGTGAGGCCGCCGAGCAGGCCGCGCAGGTGACCCGATGAGCGGCCCCGAGCACTACCGCAAGGCCGAGGAGATCCTGGCGGAGGCCGAGAACGCCGACCCTAGGGCCGAGCGCGGAGACATCGCGCTGCTCCTGAGCTTCGCCCAGCTTCACGCGACACTCGCCCTGGCCGCCGCGACTGCGATGAACGACCACGACGGTGGCATGTCCAACGCGGACTTCAACGCCTGGGACAAGGTGGCCGGGGTCAAGCCCGCCGCGTCCTCGGGGGAGACCCGATGACCGCCGCCGACATCGCCGCCGAGATGCGCACTTGTGAGGTCGGCCGCTGCACCAACCGGGCCACGACCTTGATCCACGCGTGTGGGTTCGTGTACGCCTGCACCCCCTGCACGGCGCAGATCAACCGGCTGGCCGCCGACCAGGCGGGAGGTGGCCTGTGAGCGCCGTCCTCGACCGCCCCGTGACCGCACCGCCTGCCGGGGGCGCCTGCGTTGCTCGCCCGGACCTCATGAACCCGAACCCCGGGGACGCCCTGGCTGTCGACACGGCTGTGGAGACGTGCCTGTCCTGCCCGGTGTACGTCCGGTGCCTGGACTGGGTTGAGCGTCTGCCCGCGGACCGTGACCCGGGTGGTGTTGTGGCTGCCCTGACCGAGGCTGAGCGGGCTACCCGTAGGTCCTCCCGCCTGGTCGCTCCCGCTGTGCCGGCTGCGACGGCTAGATCTCGGACCTGCACCCGCTGTGAGCAGCCGAAGAGCCCGGAGGAGTTCTACCCCTACTCGCACGGCTGGTGCTGCGACTGCTACCGCGCCAAGGCGCTCGACCGGTACCACCGGCTCAAGCCTGCTGCTAAGCGCCGAGAGGGCAAGGCCCAGACGCGTACCGAGAAGCCCTGCTCGGACTGCAAGAAGACCAAGCCCATCGAGGACTTCGCCCGTAACCGGGCGCACCGGGACGGGCGGGACAACCTGTGCAAGCCCTGCCAGAAGACGCGGCGCCAGGCCCGCGCCGCTGAGGCCAGGGCCGAGATGGCGGGGTGCGGGCGATGAAGGTGATCTGCCGAAACACCCGGATCAACCCGATCATCCAGGCCCTCCGTGACGAGCGGATCCGCCGCGGCTGGTCGCAGGACGCTCTCGCTGCTCGCCTCTACGTGCACCGCACGCAGATCTCCCATTGGGAGTCCGGCCGGTGCGACCCGACGGGGGATTCGCTGGTCCGTTGGGCGGACGCGCTGGACATGGAGATCACCGCAGCTCCGAAGCGGGGTGAGGCCCGATGACCGCGCAGCCCATCGCCCCCACCAAGACCCTCGCCGAGCGCGTCGCCTTCGCCGCCCGCACCCTGCGGGCCGGGCACGGCACACGGGACGAGGCCATCGCCTACCTGGTCCAGGCGCACCCCGCCGAAGTCGATGAGGCCCGCGCTGGCGAACTCATCGACGGGTGGCGGCCAACAGTCCGCCAGCCGCGCCGCATCCCCTGGCGAGGCGGACCCCAGATCAGCGACTACGCCGAAGACGCCTACGCCCAAGAGCAGGCCGACGACATCTACGACCTCTACGGGGAGGACGAGCTGTGACCCTGCGAACGAGAAAGCCGACCGGTGCCGTCCCCTGGCCGCTTATCCTCCTTGAGGGCGGCGAGAAGTCGGGCAAGAGCTGGGCCTGCGCCGAGCTGTCCACCAGCGACCGCATCGGCCAGATGTACTGGATCGACCTCGGCGAGGGCTCCGCCGACGAGTACGGCGCCATCCCCGGCGCCGACTACCTGATCATCGAGCACGACGGCTCCTTCGCCAGCCTCTACACCGCGGTCGAGGAGATCCACCGGATCGCCGGCCACGCCGCGGCCAAGGGCGAAAAGCCCGTGGTCCTGACGATCGACTCGATGACCGCCGAATGGGACCTGCTCAAGGACTGGGCGGCGAACCGGGCCAAGGGGTCGAAGACCAACCGCAAGAGGCTGGCCGAGGACCCGAACGCCGAGATCGTCATCGCGACGAACTACTGGAACGACGCGAACTCCCGGCACGCCCGGCTGATGCGGCTGCTGATGACCTTCCCCGGGATCGTGCTGCTGACGGCGAGGGGCAAGGACATCGCGCTGATCGGCGACGACGGCAAGCCCGTCGAGGGCAAGAAGTCCTACCGCGTCGAGGGGCACAAGAACCTCGCGTTCGACTCCTCCTGCTGGGTCCGCCTGTCCCGCGAGTCCAAGGCGATCGTCGTCGGCGCCCGCTCGGTCCACACCGGTATCCGCCCCGGACGGGACGAACCGCAGACCCTGCAGGACGACTGGAGCCTTGAGTGGCTCATCTTCGAGGCGCTCAGGTGCGACCCGGCCAAGGCTCACGTCCGCGACCTGGTCGAGGCCAAGCCGGAGCGGACACCGGAGCAGATCCGCGACGAGGCCATGCAGTCCACCACCAGCTCTGCGCGGATGCGGGAGCTGTGGGAGGAGGCCAAGCAGTTCGGCTACGGCGGGGTGACCGTCGACAACGAGAACGGCCAGGAGGAGCTGCTGTCCCAGTTGCTCGCCCGGTTGGGTGCCGCGCGGAAGGCGGGGGAGCCGGCGACTGAGGAGCAGCACGCGCAGATGGACGCCTTGTGGCAGCAGGTCGAGATCTCCGACGAGGGTGAGCGTCTCCAGTTCACCGGGGAGATCATCGGCCGGGAGATCTCGTCCAGTTCGGAGCTGACCGGGGCTGAGGCCGTGATGGTCATCAAGCGCCTGGACGGGTACGCGAAGCAGTCTCAGCCGCAGGTGGGTGCGGCGGCATGAGCGACCTGGCCCTCCGTCTCATCGTCGCCGCTGTCCTGCGGGACCTGCTCACCCAGGCCGACCAGGACACCCGCGCTGACGTGCGCACCCTGTGGATGGTCGGGGACCGGAAGGGGGCGGCCCTCGCGGGTCGCCCCGCCGGGCACGCCCAACTCAAGAAGGGCGCCACCTACGCGAAGGTGACGGACCCGGCCGCGTTCGAGGCGTGGGTGTACGCCCACCGCCCCGACGAGGTCGAGCTCATCAAAACCACGCGGGTGCGCCCCGCCTACCAGGCGGCACTCCTCGCCGCGGCGAAGAAGGCCGGCGCCGCGGTGACCGCGGACGGGGAGGAGATCCCCGGCGTCACGGTCACCACGGGGGAGCCCACGGTCGCCGTGTCCGTGGCTGAGGACGCCGCTGAGCTACTCGCGGAGGCGTGGCAGTCCGGGGAGCTGTGGGAGCTGCTCGGCGGTCTGCTGCCCGCGCTGGAGCCCGCGAAGGGTGATGACCAGTGAGCGACGACCTGACCACACTCGCCGGCGTCGAGTCCCGCCTCCGCCAGCTCGTCACCGATCTGACCCTGGCGCAGCAGGCCCTCGCCAAGACGCGGGACGACGAGGTCCGCGCGAAGCACGTCTACGAGGCGTCCCGGCGGGCGGCGCTGCTGTCGGAGGACTGCCCGAAGGTGGCCCGCGGCATGGTGACCACCGCGGACCGGGACGCCTGGGTGGACGAGCAGGTGAAGCGCGAGTGCTGGCTGTATGAGCTGGCCGAGGTGAAGCGGGAGGCCGCGCAGGATCACCTGCGGGTCCTGCGGGACCAGGCGATGATCGTGATGTCCCTCGGTAAGTCGGTTCAGGCGGCGTTCCAGATGTCGGGGGCGGCGTGATGAACCCTGGGAAGCCTCTGCGCCGGTACGCCCGTCTGGAGCGTTCTACGCCCCTCACGGGCGGCGCCCCGCTCCGCCGTACCACGCCGATGCGTTCGGCTCGCAGGCGGCACACGGGCCCCGGCCAGGACGTGAAGAGTCTGCTTGCCTCCCGCTCTGGCGGGATGTGTGAGATCGGCGCTGTCTGTGGTGGCCTGGCTGCGGCTGTGGATCCTTCCCACCGGGTGGCGAAGGGCATGGGCGGCACCCGCGACGAGCGGTCGAACACGGCGGCGAACAACCTCCACGCGTGCCGGCCGTGCCATGACGCGGTGGAGTCGCAGCCCGCGAGGGCGTACGCGAACGGGTGGAAGATCCGCCACGGCGTGCAGGACCCCACGCAGGTGCCCGCCCGGCATGTGCGGTTCGGGTGGGTGCTGCTCGCTCTGGACGGGTCCTGGACGCCGGTCGAGCTGGCCGAGTGCGGCGCCCACCCCTCGTCGGCGGCCTGCCCCGACTGCACCGCGTGCAAGCGCTGCGGTCCGTGCGGGTGCGAGCTCGTCGCCGGCTGGCAGCAGAGGACCCCGGCGTGACCCCGGTGGAGGACGTGTCCGGCGGCCCGTGCGGCTGGTGCCGCACCTCCCACCCCTCCGGCGCCGAGTGCGTCACCGACCCCCTGACCCGCCCCACCGAAGAGGAGACCACCCGACATGAAGATCCCGTCTGACGTCCTCGCGGTCCTCGACCGCGCCGAGACCGAGGGCCCCGCGCTGCGCCTGACCGGGCAGCTCGACCGCAACCTCTACACCCGCACGAACAAGGCGCTGGAAGCCGCCGGGGGCAAGTGGAACCGCAAGGCCAAGGCGCACATGTTCGACGGGGACGCCGCCGACGCCATCGAGCAGATCCTCCTCACGGGCGAGATCACGACGGTGCAGGACCTGGGCTTCTTCCCGACGCCGCCCGCGATCGTGGAGCAGTTGCTCGACCTCGCCGACGTGAAGCCGGGCATGGTCGTGCTGGAGCCGTCCGCCGGGCGGGGTGCGATCGCCGGGCCTCTCGCGGCGCGCGGCGCGACCGTGGACTGCGCCGAGCTGCTGCCCGAGAACGCCGCCGTCATCGAAGCCGCCGGGTACGCGCGGACCCTCGCAGTCGGCGACTTCCTGTCGCTCGCCTTCGGGGCCGAGTACGACCGCGTGGTCATGAACCCGCCGTTCGCCCGGCAGGCCGACATCGACCACGTCAACCACGCCCTGGCCTGCCTCAAGCCGGGCGGGCTGCTGGTCTCGGTGATGTCCGCCAGCGTCACGTTCCGCGCGAACACCAAGGCCAGCGGGTTCCGCGCCCGCGTCGAGGACCGGGGCGGCCAGTTCATCCCGCTGCCCGAGGGCGCGTTCAAGGCGTCCGGCACGGGCGTGAACACCGTGATCGCCGTCATCCCCAACCCCTGACCTTCCCCGGCTGCTCCCTCCCCGGGGGCGGGAGCAGCCCCGCACCACCCCACGCAAAGAGATCCACCCCAGATCGGAGACCACCCGAATGAGCGACACCAAGGTCCTCACGGACACCCCGCCCACCCCCGGCCTGGCCTACAGCGTCGAAATGGTCCAGTCGATGCGGGACCTGATCGGCAAGGAAATCGAAGCGGTCCAGACCAAGGCCGCCGACCAGATCACGGACCTGAAGACGAAGGCCGCCAACGACATCAACCAGGTCGAGGAGACCACCAAACGCCGCGTCGAGGAGCTGCGTGACGCGCTCCGGCAGATCGAGGCGCGGCAGGTGCTGCTCCCGACGTTCCACTCGCTGCTGCCGGAGGGCTCCCAGGGCTACCCGGAGCAGGTGGGGCGGGACCCGTACGCGGGCGCCCCGGCGTGGGCGGACCGCACGGACGAGCGGATCAAGCGGATCAACGCCCTGCGGGAGGACGGCACCGACGCCGGCGAGGGGGCGGAGTCATGAGCGGTCTGTTCGCCCGTCACAAGGGTTCTCACGTCCGCCGGGGGTCGTCCACGGGGTGGGCTGGCACGGCTCGTCAGGTGCGAGCTGCGTCGGAGCACCCGGTGACGGAGGCCCGGTTCGTCCGCCCGACCGCTGTTTACCGCCCGCAGAGGAGCACCCGATGACCGGCCTGCCCACCATCAAGCCCGACACCGACACCTGGGACTGGGGCGAGATCGTCGTCTTCGAAGCCGCGATCCACTCCGAAGGCTTCGAGTACGCCTTCGACAACTACAAGCCGCTGTTCCGCCGCCCCGAACTCCGCGCGATCGAGGGCGACATGGGCAAGCTCCGCGACTTCATGGACACCCACAGGGCCCTTTTGGAGGCGTGGGAGGACGAGGTCGGGTGGGAGGCGTACGACAAGTTCTACGACGACCACCTGGAGCAGCACCGCGAGGAGAGCGCCCGCCGCCGTGAGGCTGCCGCGTCGGGGAGCCCGTCGTGACGGCGACCCGTGAGGAGCTGCTCCTCGCCGCCGAGGAGCAAGAGGAACGCCACATCGCGTGCTTCGCCGAGTGTGGGCACGACGTGGAGGCGGACCGGCTCCGGGCACAGGCTGCCGCTCTTCCGCCCGTCAGCGTGGCTCTCAGCCCCGCCGGGAGCCACCCGTGAGACCCGACCTCATCCTGCTTTCGCGCCCGGAGGGGGCCGTCGAGGCTCAAGCGTGGCCGTGCGGTGTCCCCGGCCTCAGGGTCGTAGAGACCTCCCACGACTCGATGAACTGCGTCACCCCCGCCTGGTCTATCGTCCACGCCCGCTCAGGCCTCTGCGTGTGGCGCTGCCTGGGAGACCCCGAAACGGCTCTCGATCGCGCTCAGCGCATCAGCGACCTCACGGACTGGACCCAGCGGGCGGAAGAGCTGCGCACTGTCGAGATCCGCCGTGGTCTCGTCGCTGTCGGTGCTCACGCTCACGGCAACGTGGGACGAGGCCGTGACCTCAACGGGGTGCGGTCGTGACCGGGCGGGACCTGTACGAGCACCTGAGGGACGACGGCGCGTGGGGCGCAACCAAGGCGACCCTCCTCATCGTCGGCCTCCTCCTGCTCATCTCCACCCTCATCTGCCTGTGGGAACGCCGCAAAGCCCGCCGCATCGCCGCCCAGCAAGGCATCGAGATCTACCCACCCGACCGGGTCGAGCAGGCCGTCCGGGACGCACTCGCTTACGAGGCCGACCACCGCACGCTCAACGACCCCGGCGACGGACTCACCCGCGACTACCGATGGCCCTGATCGCCACCGTCGTGGCCGTTCTCGTCCTCGGTGCGGTCGTGGCCGTGCTCCGCCTCTTGGCCGCCCGAGGACTGCGGCCCTAACCACTCACCACCTGCAATCCCTCGGAAGGAGGGACCCGTGACCCGCAAGCCCAAGCCCGCCCAGGGCTACAGCCCCGAAGAGTTCGACACGGTCGTGACGATGATCCAGCGCGACTCCGCCCTGCGCGCCGACATCGAGACCATCACCGGGCAGAAGCTCGACGGCCGCACCCCCCGCGAGTTGTTCGACCTGTTCCGCGCGATCGACCAGGCCGCCGACGTGCAGGCCGCCGTCGTCCGCTACGGCCGCGCCCGCCAGGCGGTGCGGCAGACCCGCATCGAACTGCAGGACCTCCCGCCGGCGGACATGCCCCCTTCGCAGGCGGCGTACGTGCAGGGGCTGCAGGAGCGCCTCGACGCGGAGAAGGCCGCGAACCAGCAGCTTCGGGCCGCAAATGCCGCCCTCCGGGCCGGAACGGTCCACCCCATCCCCGCCCGAACCATCAAGGGAGAAGTCGCCTCATGAGCGCCCTCAACGTCTTCAAGGAGCTCGGCGCCGAGGTCGCCGACGAGTTCACCACCTACCACGTGCGCCTGCGCGTCATCGACAAGCTCGTCGGCGGCATCCCGTCCAGCCCCAGCGTCATCAAGGGCTGGCTGAAGTCCCGCATGGAACTCGGCGACCGCGACCTGCAGGAGATGGTCGACAAGGTCCTGCACGAGCGGTTCCCGAACGGGCAGCCTTCCCCGGACGAGCTGGCCGACGCCCTGATGGAGACCGACGCCGCCCCCTCCGTGAACGGCTTCAAGCGCATCCCGGACACGGGGGAGCTTGCCTACGAGGGCCGGTGCATGAAGGCCGCCCTCAAGGAGTTCATGAACTCCGCCTACCCCGGCACCGAATGGCCCGGCAAGACCGAGGTCGCCAAGGGGTTCCGCAAGGGGCTGATGTCCACGGCGGCGGAGCGGGTGTTCGTGGACGAGGTCCTCATCGGCCTCGGGGTGAAGCAGCCCACCGGGGTGGAGGAGCGGATCAAGCACGTCATCACCCCGCAGGGCCCCCGCTCGTCGATCAACCGCGTCGAGTACGTCCAGGAACCCGAGCTGACCTTCACCCTCCGGGTCCGGGACGACTTCCTCCCCATGCAGGCGTGGTCTCGGATCTGGCAGGCCGGCGAGCAGATCGGCATCGGCTCGGACCGTGGCCGGTCGGATGGCCGGTTCGAGCTGCTGGCGTTCGACAGGGCCTGAGAAACGCGTAGGGCCCCAGCACACGGCTGGGGCCCCTCCCACCAACTGACTGTACCCCGGGGGTTCTGGTGAACGTCTGCGACGCCGCTCGTGCGGCTAGCCCATGCGACAAGCCCAGTCCCGCCTCGCTCACGCCAAGGCACCCCGACAAGCCACGCCGTGACGACTCCGACCTGACCGACTTGCCGTACCGCCCGCACATCAAGAAGCCGACCAGTCCCAGCCCGATCGACAGTCCATCCCACGCCCTGCCGACAAGCCAAGCCTTCGCCTGCCTAGCCACGGCGACATGCCAGGCCACGGCTTTCCCCAGCACGCCGACAAGCCAAGTCTCCCCGAGTCAGCCCACTCCTGCCGCGCCTGTCCGACATGCCTCGCTCAAGCCGCGCCGAAGCCGCACCTCCCAACCCCGTGGCGACTATCCCTTCCGTCCCGAACCCGGCCGTGCCGACATACCTCGCCGCTCCTCGACTCTCCAAGCCGACATCCCAAGCCGAGACGTGCCATGCCTGGCCGACATGCCAAGCCCGTCGCAGACCAGCCCAGGCCGACAACCCCAGCCTTGCCCCAGCCAGACGCGCCAACACGACATGCCTACGCCTGCCGCCCCCGCTCAAGCCCGTGCGACTTTCCGTTTCGAGGACAAGCCCAGCCGACATGCCATCCCTGCACACGAGCGCCCGCCCCGATTCATGCCGACTCGCCTACCCGGGCCAGCACCTCGCCGACCAGCCATCCCAGCCCCTCGCTGCCCAACCCCTGCCGACAAGCCAACCCCACCCGGACCGGCCCACCTCGACTACCCGTTCCCTGGCTCATCCCTGGGACCTCCCACACCCGCCCCAGACGACATGCCTTCTCTGACCTGTCCTGACCAATCCGCACCCGCCCGCGCCTGAACTTGAAAGGAGGCTTCTGTGAGCCCCTACCGCGTCCTCGTCACCGGGTCCCGCACCTGGCGGTCACCCACCGACCGGCAGACCCTCAGGGACGCCCTGGACGCCGTCCACGCCGCGTTCCCCAACCTCGTCGTCGTCCACGGCGCCTGCTCCCGCGGCGCTGACTTCCTGGCCCAGCGCTGGGCTGAGGACCGCAACCGTGCCGGCGCCACCATCACCGTCGAGCAGCATCCCGCGGACTGGGACCGCTACCGCCGCGCCGCGGGGTTCCGCCGCAACGCTGAGATGGTCGCCACCCGCCCGGACCTAGTGCTCGCGTTCATCCGCAACGGCTCACCTGGTGCCACGCACTGCGCGGGCCTCGCCGAGAAGGCGGGCATCCCCGTGAGGCGGTGGACGCAGCCGTGACCGGGTGCGGGCATGCGAAAGGGGCCGGTCACTCGGTGACCGGCCCCGGGGGTGACACATCAGGACTCGCCGGCAGCGGGCTCCTGCCGCGGCGGACGCTCGGGCAGCTTCGCCCCACGCTCACGCACGAACCAGCGGATGAACTCCCGGATGACCGCCGAGCGGTTCCGGGGGCCGACAAGGCGGCCGAACTCCTCCCACAGGTCGTCCTCGACCCGGATGGGGCGGTGCGGCGTGTGGGTGTCCTTCACGTGGCACATCGTAGCCCGTGCATATCCAAGGGCCTGGTCAGCAACCTTGCCGTGTATATCCATGATGGCTATGCTCGTGGATATACACGCTGGGCGCAAGTCCCCGCGTGGTCAGGGGAATCGCACCCGACAAGGGGTCTATTTGCCATGCCCGAGAACAGACGCACGACCTGACCTACCCCTCGCCCCTCAGCAGCCGGGCAGTCCCCTTCAACGACCGAATTACCTGGAGTACGCACCGTGGCGCGGATCCGCAGCATCAAACCCGACTTCTTCACATCGGAGAAGATCGCCAGCCTGCCCCTTTCGGCGCGGCTGCTGTTCGTCGGCCTGTGGACCCACGTGGACGACAACGGCGTCACGGTCGACAACGAACGCCTCATCAACGCCGCGATCTGGCCCCTCGAAGATGACCCTCTGGAGGCCCTCCAGAGGACTCGGGAGGATCTCCGGAGACTCTCCACGGCGCGTCTGATCGTGCGCTACGAGGCCGCCGGAAAGGCTCTCCTGTTCATCGCCGGCTGGGACGAGCACCAGAAGGTCTCCCACCCCGCGAAACCGCGGTATCCGCGCCCGACGCCCGAGCAGATGAGCACCCAGATAGTGCCCGTGAACAGCGCAGATGCCACGTTGCCGGAGCCGGTCACTGACTCCTCCGGAGACTCTCCGGAGGATCTCCAGAGGGCTCTTGAGATCTTCGGCCCTGAGCAGGGAGCAGGGAGCAGGGAGCAGGGAAAGGAGATGCCGCCTCCGGCGGCCGAGCCTCCGGCCCGGCGCGACGCCCCCGCCGAGACGACGATCACACAGCGGTCGAAGCTGATCACCGACGCTTACGCCGCCGTCGAACCCATGTGCAAGTGGCCGGCCATCAACGGGATCGTCATCAAGGCGATCAAGGCGGAGAAGTGGTCCGACGACGAGATCCGCGCCGCCCTGCTGCGTCTCGCCGACGAAGGCCGAACGGTCACGGTCGAGACGCTCCGGCGTGAACTCGCAGGCGACCCGCCGCCGGAATCACGTGCCCCCTCGCGCAATCAGCCCTCGAACGGCTCTGGCTCCCAGATGCCGCCACGTGACGCCGACTACAGCGACCCCTTCAGGAGGAAGAAGTCCGCATGAACACCCCCGACATGTCCGAGTGGTGGGAAGAGCGCCGCCGTCAGCGCCTCGAAGCGTTCCGCAACCGCCGCCCCGTCGAGCTCCGCCACAAAGGCGACCTCCGCGACGAGATCGCCGACTGGGGGTCCCGCCTGTTCGACCACACCGCCCGCAACCTGGTCCTGCTCGGCCCGACCGGGACCGGCAAAACCTGGTCGGTGTGGGAGGTCCTGGAGCGCGCCCTCGCCGTCGGCTACCCGGGCCACATCATGCTGCTCGCCGCGGCGGAATGGCAGGAGATCGTCGGTCCGCCCGTGGACCGGGAGCGCGTGCGCCAGATGCGCGAGGCGGACGTGCTGGTCCTCGACGACTTCGGCAGCTTCCGCATCAACGAGTGGACCAAGGACGTCATCGGCCCGGTCATCGACTGGCGGTGGGCGCCCGCCATGCCGATCGTCGTCACGTCCAACATGGCCGACCTGGTCACCCCGCTCGGCGAGCGGATCGCCTCCCGCCTCGGGCACCGCGCCACCGTCGTCGCGCTCACCGGCGAGGACCGGAGGGCCCAGTGAGCCTCGACGACCTGACCCTGACCGGCTTCACCCCGTCCCCGGCGGTCATCGCCGCGGAGATGGCCATCGTCGGCGCCGCGATCCAGTCGAAGGCCGCTCTGGATGAGGCCGCGGCCCTGCTCACCCCGGAGGACTTCTACAGCGAGGCGGGCATGGTGTTCGCCGCCGCGCAGGACGTCCTCGCCGATGGCCGCACGGTGGAGCCCGCGACCGTGATGGGCGCCCTGCAAGCCCGCGGCGACCTGCTCAAGGTCGGCGGCGGACCCTACCTGGGCAAGCTGATCGAGCACGCCGCGTACGGCAACATCGCCACCCTCGCCGAGGACGTGTCCGCCGACGCCCAGCGCCGGCGGGTGCAGCAGGCGTGCCAGCGCGGCGCCCGCATGACGACGTCCGGCGTCTGGGACCCCGATGCCGACCTCGACATGATTCGCAAGCTGCTCGACGAGGCTGCAACCCGCCGCACCGGCGAGATGCCGTCCGGTGTGGCCGACGAGATGGCGGCCCTGCTCGAAGAGCTGGAGAACCCGCCCACCGTCCAGGCCGGGGTGGCACCCCCGTACAAGGACCTGCAGCGGCTCATCCCGTCGTTCCTCCCCGGCGGCCTGTACGTCGTGGGGGCCCGCCCCTCGTACGGCAAGTCGACCGTGGGCGTGGACGCAGCCCGGGAAGCGGCGATCCACCAGGGCATCGACACGGTGGTGTTCACCCTGGAGATGCCGAAGAAGCAGGTGTTGCAGCGCATCAGCGCAGCGGAGTCGGGTGTCCAGCTCACATCGATCATCGAGCACACCGTCACCCGCTCCGAGCTGGAGCGCATCACCGACGCCGGCGTCCGCATCTGCGCCGCCCCGCTCACGGTCGACTACGCCCCCGGCTGCACCGTCGACCGGATCCGCGCCACCCTCCGCTCCAAAATGCGCACTTCACCGGCCGGGCTGGTGGTCGTGGACTACCTCGGCCTGATGCGGGGCCCGCGGGCGGAGTCCCGGCAGCAGGAAGTCGCCGCCATCTCCCGCGAACTGAAGCTCATGGCGGGGGAGTTCGACGTCCCGATCGTCGCGCTGTCCCAGCTCAACCGGAAACCCGAGGACCGCGCCGACAGGAAACCGCAGATGTCGGACCTGCGGGACTCCGGCGCCGTGGAGCAGGACGCCGACGCCGTGATCCTCATCCACCGCGACAAGGACCCCGAGTCTCCACGCGCCGGCGAGGTCGACCTGATCGTCGAGAAGAACCGCAACGGCCCCACGGGGGTCATCGCGGTCGCCTCCCAGTTGCACTACGCCCGGTTCGTCGACATGGCGCCGAACCACACCGCCCCCTCAGGCCGCCCCAACCTCCGCGCCGTCTGACCCCTGGAGCCCCCTCATGACTCTCCAAGCGATCGAAACCCAGTACTCCGGCTGCCGCTTCCGCTCCCGCCTCGAAGCCCGCTGGGCCGTCTTCTTCGACACCCTCGGCATCCCGTGGGAGTACGAGCCCCAGGGCTACCTCATCGGCCCGGAGGACAACCGCCGCCCCTACCTCCCGGACTTCTACCTGCCGGGCATCGGCACGTGGGTCGAGGTCAAGGGCGACCCGATGGGCCTCGACCGCAACCTGATGGCCGCCGCGGTAGACCCGAAGACCGGCCTCGGCAGGTGCAACCCCTTCTACGAGACGACCATCCTGATCCTCGGCCAGATCCCCAAGCCCGGGGTGGCGTACACGCACTGGCTGGTCTCCCGGCTGCCGTTCTCGAACTGCGACCGCTACTGCGGCTGCGTCGACGTGCAGTACACCCGGGTCGCCTTCCTCGCCATGCCGAGGGTCATCACGCCGGAGATGGCCGACGCCGCGATGCTCGACCACAAGCGGGCGAAGGACCTCGCCGGCCTCGGGGCGCTGCTGCACCAGTCCGGCCGCAGCCTGCTCACGCCGGACACCGCGGACCTGACAAAGGCCGAGCCGACCGGGCTCCTGCCGCTCGACCCGGGCGTGGATGAGGCGTACCGCGCTGCTCGTTCGGCCCGATTCGAGCACGGGGAGACGCCGTGATCGCCCGTCGGGTGTCTCGTACCGCCCTCCGGGAGGCGTCATGACCGCGCTGGTGATCCGCGGCGACGCCCGCAACCTGCCGCTCCCTGACGCGAGCGTGGACCTGATCGTGACCTCGCCGCCGTACTTCGGGCTCCGCTCGTACACCGACGGCGGCCAGCACTACGCCGGGCAGATCGGCGACGAGGCCTCACCCCGCGAATACGTCGACAACCTGCTCGCCTGCACCCGCGAGTGGATGCGCGTGCTCAAGCCCGAGGGCAACCTGTGGCTCAACCTCGGCGACAAGTACTCGACGGGCAATAGCGGCCAGAGCGGACTCGCCGAGCTCGGCGCCCAGTGGGCCGGGGGAGGGCACTCGGACCAGAAAGCGAAACGCCGCAGCAACGCCGTGCGCGGGATGCAGCCGAAGTCGCTCATCGGTCTGCCTTGGCGGTACGCCATCGGCTGCATCGACGAGCTGGGGCTGATCCTCCGCGCTGAGGTGATCTGGTCCAAGCCGAACGGGCTGCCGGAGAGCGTGACCGACAGGGTGCGTCGCTCGCACGAGCAGTGGTTCCACCTGGTCAAGCAGCCGCGGTACTTCTCGGCGGTGGACGAGATCCGCGAACCACACGCCTACCCCAACGACATCAGCAGACCGCGGGCGGGCAAAGTCCATCTCGACCGTGCGAGACACATGCAGGGCGGCGGGGGAAACGCAGGCAACAGCAGCGGTGGGAACCCCCTCGGCAAGCTGCCCGGCAGCGTGTGGGAGGTCTCCACCCGGCCGCTCAAGGTCCCCGACGAGCTGGAGGTGGACCACTTCGCGGCCTTCCCCACGGAGTGGCCACGCCGTCTGATCCTCGGCTGGTCCCCGGACGGGATCTGCATCGCGTGCGGTGAAGGGCGTCAGCCCGTCAGCGAGCGTGCCTTGACCGTCGACCGGGGCGGCAGGAAGGCCAACGTGCGCGGCTCAGACCGTGAAGGGTGCGCGGTGTACGAGGACTCCACCACCCTGGGCAGAGAGCGCGTCATCCGCATCGTCGGCTATACCTGCGCCTGCCCTGACTCGTCGGCGCCGACTCGGCCGGCCGTTGTGCTCGACCCGTTCGGCGGCACCGGGACGACCGCGCTCGTCGCCTCGGTGCTTGGCCGCCGCGGCGTCACGGTGGATCGGTCCGCGGACTACTGCCGCATCGCGCAGTGGCGCACCACCGATCCGGGGGAGCGGGCCCGCGTCCTTGGTCTGCCGAGGCCTCAGCCTGTGCCCGAGGGGCAGCCGTCTCTGTTCGATGAGCTGGGGGAGGCGTCGTGAACCCGTTCGATCCCGCCCTGCTGGAACGCCTGTGTGCAGCAGCCGCTCCGCCGCCGGCTCCGTCGTCTACGCCTGCCCCGTGCGGGTGGCGGTCGTCGGTGTACGCGGAGGTTCAGCCGGGGTGCCTGCCCCGGTGGAAAGCCGACTGGGAGGTCACCGACGCGGACGGGCTGACCGAGTGGCTGGAGTTGGCGGACCTGTCGGACCTGACGGCCGAGGTGGGTTCGTGGGAGGCGGCCCGGACCCTGTTCGCCCCGAATGCCCCGTGCGCGGGGCTGTACGCCACACAGGCGCCCCCGGAGCGCCCCTCTCGTGTCTCGGTACCCCCGGACGCTCACAAGCCCGCTCAGCCCCTCCCGTAACCCACACACCGAAGGAGACCACCGTGACCGAGGTGAGGCCCGGCCAGATCTGGGCCGACAACGATCCCCGTTCCGCAGGTCGCACACTGCGCGTGGACGCCGTCGAGAACGGCAAGGCCACCTGCACCGTCCTGACGAACACCACCAAGGCGCAGGAGAAGCTCGACCGAGGCTCGGCCTGGTTCCAGGACACGCGGGGCCGTGTCACCCGGATCTCCCTGTCCCGGTTCCGCCCGACCTCGACGGGTTACCGCCTGGTGTCCGAGGGGGAGGCCCGCGATGCCTGACATCCCGGCGGACGCCATGACCGTCGTTCCCGTCGCTGCTCTTGAGCGCTTGGTGAAGGTCGCCGAGTACGTGTCGCGGGGTCGTGGCTTCGTGGGTGTGGAGCCGTACCCGGATGCGACGGCGCGGTTCGCGCTGGGGGCGATCATGGAGTCTGTGGGGGTGGGGTCGCCTGCCTCTAGCCCCTCGGCAGCCCCAGAATCCACGCACAGCCCTCAAAGCCTGTCGGTCGCTCCCGTTTACCGTTCGGGGGTTGAGCGCCCCGCAGAAACGCTCTCAGCGCTCCGCGACACCCTCACCCGTGTCCGCTCCCACTGCCAGCAGGTGACCACCCGACCCGTGTGGGAGGACTACGAGATCGGCCGCCTTGACCACGCCCGGGAGGTGCTCGGCCTGTTGGACGGGGCGGGTGCCGTCTCCGAGGAGCAGACCGGAGGCGGCAATGACTGACACCGAGACTCGCGAGGAGTTCCGGGACCGCCTGTTCGACGCGCTTCCCGACCAGATGACCATCTGGGCCGACGACGCCGAGCTGGAGCAGTTCGCCGACTGGGACCTCGGCAAGTGGATGCACGCCCTCGGCCACCACCGGGTGCACACGGCGTGCTGCGACCGCTGCGGCTGCGCTGTCACGTGCACGGGGGGCGCGTTCTACGACGCCGTGGTGTCCTCCGTGCTCCGTGAACTCGACCGCATGGGCGCGCTCCGTGAGCCCTTCCCGCCCGCTTCCACCACCGAGGAGACCGACCCCCATGCCTGAGACCCGCGACATGTCCGTGAAGACACGACTCCGGTGGGAACACGAGGACGGCACCCTCTGCGTTGCCGGACACACCGCCGACCTGATCTGCGCCGAAGGCGGCGGGCCCGTGCGCCAACGCCCGGAGAATCGCCCCCCCGTCTGGCCGACCCTGGCCGCCCTCGTCGACTGGCTAAACACCGCCAACGGCAGCGGAGAACGCGAGACCTCCCTGCGACTCCTCAAGCTCGTCGAGGAAGCCGGAGAGGTCGCCTCCGCCTACGCGGGCGCTGTCGGTCAGAACCCGCGTAAGGGCCGCACGCACACCTACAAGGACGTGGCCGACGAGCTGTGCGACGTGGCGTTGACCGCCCTGGTGGCGCTGCACTCGTTCGTCCCGGACCCGGAGGGCCACTTCGCCGCCCGCCTGGCGCATGTGTCCGCCCGGGTCGGCGTCCAAGCGAGCACCGAGGAGACGCCGTGAGCCTCCTCCGAGACCGCCGAACGATCGGCAGCATCACCGCCACCCGCCACATGAAGCGAGTCCTCCTAGTGCTGCTCACCGACGCCGCCAACCTAAGCGGCTACACCTTCATGCACGCCGCCGAAATGAACTCTGGAGCTGTTTACGTGTGCCTCGCCCAACTGGAGGCAGCAGGCTGGGTGACCAGCGAATTCGAGGAAGCGCCTTACCCTCGCCGCCGTTTCTACCGGCTCACCCCGGACGGATGGAACAGCGCACACGAACTGCTCGGGCTGAAGCGGTCGGAGGCTCGCCGTGGCTAACCGCGCGACGAGTTGGGGGATGGTGTTCTATGCGGCGATGGCAGCCCACCGGGCCCAGGATCCTGCTGTGATGTGCGACGTCCTCGGGTGTTCGCACCTGCTGCGTGACTGGCACCTCGCCCAGTTCGACTGCTCGGCGGCAGCCATGGACGCTGCTGGTAGCGCCGCCCTCAGGATCAAAGCGCCAAGCGTTTCCGCAGGTCGTTCGAATGCGACCTGCGGCGGAACCGGCACCAGTACCCGCCAGTAACCCCGTGCGGCTCCCCTGGTTGCACCTCCGGGGGAGCCGCCACACCCGTTCCGCCCCTCAGCGTCGGGTCCCCGCCAGAGTACGACCCAGGAGACCCGGCATGCCCCACACCAACCTCACCGACCTCATCACCCGCGTCGAAACCGACATCACCGAAGGCACCCACACAGGCGTAGGCGCCAGCGAACGGGTCACCATCCGCCGGGCAGACGCCGAAGCACTCCTCGAAACCGCGCACCAACACCAGGCATGCCGGCGCCGCAGAGCCGTGTGAACACAGGAATACGAAGCGCAAGGATCACCGCCAAACCCCGACACGCAGGAGCCCCCATGCCCATCAACAACCGCATCGAAGCGACCGCCGCCGACGAGAAGACCGGCATGACGTTGGACGAACTCGCCGCCTTCGTGCAGGAGGCGATGCGGGCGGGTGTGCCGGGGGGCGCGGTGGTGCGGGCCAGGGTGAACATGCGGGCCGGGATCAAGCGGCTGGAAACGCGATGACCGTGGGGCAATGGGGGAGAGGCGCTTGATGGTCGAGCTGGTTGCCCTGTGCGGCCTGGTAGTCGTCAACGCCGCCACGCTGTGGGTGATGCGCGCCATCATCCGCCAGGGGCGGGAACTCTCCCAGCGGTGGGATCAGGCTGCGGCGCGCTGGGCGTACGCCGCGCAGCAGTGGGAGCAGGCCGCCCGCGCGTGGGAACGGGCAGGAAGGAGTGGCCGTGACCGCCAGCGTTGACCGCGCTGTCGCCGACGCCCGAGCTCTGGGCGTCCGGGCCGAGAGCACGATGGGATTCATCCACTACGCAGCCATGGCGGCACACCGTGCTCAGGACCCTGCGGTGATGTGCAACATCCTTGGCTGCCCCGACACGCTGCGCTGGTGGCACATCGGCGAGTTCGACTACACCGCAGGGCACATCGACTCCGCCGTGTACGCCGGTCTTGTTGCTGGCCATGAACCGGGGGAGGGTTAGTCCTCGACGGCGACGACCCGCCACTCCTCGCCGGTCTGCACCAGCTCGACCACTGCCGACTTCTGCCGGCCGTTGGCCCGTACTCGGTAGTGGCGGACGGTGCGTTCTTCGAGGGACTGGCCTGCGTGTTCGCCTGTCCACCAGGGGAGGACTTCTTCCCAGTGGGGGCCGAGGATTTCGGCGATGGCGTAGTCGCGTCCCCAGGCGGTGAACCTGGTGGGTTGTTCGTTGTCGTCGGTGTGGACGGTGGCGGGCTCGTCGTAGCGGCGCACCCGCCCAGCATCGCAAACCTGTTCGACAACCCGCCAAGCGACCCGCCGAATTCGAGGGTCGCCGAAGAGGACAAAACCGCCCGCTACCAGCAGAAACAGGGGAGAATAGTGCCATGACTGAAGCCCTCTCCGCCCATCCCTCGCTTGTCGCCCGCCTCGCTGAGATCCGGCAGGAAGTCGCCGGGCTGCTGGGTGACATCGACACCCGCGTGAAGCCCAAGCCGGACCGCATTGCGACGGCAGGAGACGGCTTCCCCGGCCCGGTCTGGGACCCCGCCGAGACATGGACCGTCCGGGTGGACGACCCGGCAGACGTGTCCCCGGCATGCGTGTTCGTGAACCACCCGCACATGTGGGACGACGACGTGATCCCGCTGCGGCCGGACGACGCCCGGCGCATCGGGATGGCGCTTCTTGCTGCTGCCGAGTGGGCGGACAAGGTCCGTTCCCGTGATGTCCGGGAGGCGTCATGAACGGCGACGAACTCCGGCACCTGCTCGCCATCCACGAGGACATCTCCCGGGTGATGAAAGACCCGCGGTTCCCGCCGCCGAACCGGTGGGGGAGCGACCTGCGGATGTTCGTGGTCACGGCCCTGTGGGTGATCGCGGTGGAGCGGGCGCCGAAGGGCACCCGCATCCCCCGCGTGTGCGAGGTCATGCACCTCGACAACTTTCACTTCTGGGAGCTGATCCGGTCCGACCTGCCCCGCTACGAGCCGGACACGATGTACCGCGATGGCGGCTGCGTCGCGGTCCTGCCCCGGGCCAAGCGCCGCTGCGGCAAGGGCACCGTATGGGCGTTCTCCGTGACCAACCCGGTGGACGGCACGTGGGAGCTCGTCGGCTACTGCTCGCGGCACCGCGAGGAGGGGCGGGCGGCGGAGGCCGCAGAGCGCCGCCGCAAGCAGGCTGGCGGGATCCCCACGCCGCTGCCGAACCGTGGCGGTCTCCTGCCGTGCTACTTGCCGTGGGACTGGTCGAAGAACTACGCGAAGGCCGACTCGAACTGGGAGCCCCCGGCGGTCGGCATCCGCGCCGATGACTGGCCGGTCCTGACGAAGGTTGAGGCCGCCCACCCCACGCCGCCGAAGCTCACGGTCGTGTCCGGCGCTTTCGAGTTCGAGGAGCCCGACGCGAGCGAGGCCGATGCGGGACCGCCGCAGCTCCGCCTCATCGGCTCCGACAAACAGGGGAGAGTCGAGTAAAACGCTTGCCCACATCGGAAGCCTCCGCCCTCGCAGCGGGGGCTTCTTCGTGTCCTGAACGTCCCCACCCTCTGGCGTCGATCTCCCCAACCGGAAGGACCCCCACCCCCGGATGGGGAAACCACGGGCCCCTTCCGCTGCCCCGGGTCGGACGACCAGGAGGACGGATGTCCCGCAACACCCGCCAGCAAACCCACGCCGCACGCAAGAAAACCAACAGCGCGGTCACAGCAGAGCAGGCCGCCCAGGCGTACGAACTCCGCCTCGCCGGCGCCACCCTCCGCCAGATCGGCCAGCAGCTCGGCATCTCCATCGGCACCGTCCACAAACGCATCGCCACCCACATGGCCGAACGCGTGGACCCCCTCGCCGACCAATACCGCGCCGTCGAACTCGACCGCCTGGACGACCTCACCGCCAAGGCCTACGCCGTGCTCACCGCCAGGCACATCGTCGTCCAGCACGGCAAAGTCGTCCGCGACGAAAACGGCGAACCCATCCCGGACCACGCGCCGATCCTGCAAGCGATCGGCACCCTCGTCCGCCTCGCCGAACGCCGCTCCAAGCTGTTGGGGTTGGACGCTGCGGTGAAGGTCGACGCGCAGGTCACCACCGTGGACCCGGCCGACATCGAGCTCGCCCAGATGATCCGGGAAGCGCAGGCCAAGGCGAAGGTGGAAGAGGCCCGGCTCCGAGGCGAAGCCCAGTGACCGCCCCCGGCATCTCAGGCGACCGCGCCCGCCAACTCCTCGCCGCACTGGCCCACACCGTAGGCGGAACCCTGGTCATCCCCGAGAAGTCCCTCCGAGAGGTGTCGACCGGGGGCATCGTCACCATCGAAGGTCTCGACCCGCACCGTGACGCAGTGGTGCTGACGCTGGCCAGGAACTTCGGCGACCCCGAGTACCCCACGATCATCACGGGGGAGTACGACGCGGAGCCGTCCCCGCTCGCCGGCGTCCCGCTTATCGCCCACGTCGGCCCGCCCCGCCTACACACGCTGGCGCTCCCGGACGGGCGGTTCGTGCTCGTCGTGACCGGCGGCGGCCTGGCCGACGGCGACTACGACACCCTCCGCAACCTCGGCAAGTCGGTGGGCGCGGCCGAGGTCGCCGTGTTCGTCGGGCACATGGAGGTCCGCTGATGCTCCTCGTCGCCCTAGTGCTCGCCCTCACAGCTGGCGTGCTCGCCGCACTCGACCGGTCGGTCCCGCTGGTGACGCTCACCGTCGCGGTCATCATCACGATCCTCGCCATGGCGGGGATGTTCTGATGTCAGCGACTCCGACGCTTGGCCGCACGCCGGCGACCAGCCGCAGCCATCGCGCCCATCTTCTTCGCCCCGAACTTCTTCCTGCCGATCGCCGCAGCCAGAGCCTTCGGATTCTTCACCCCACGCGACCGCAGGGACTTCGTCAACGAAGCGAACCGCTTCCCACTGCCGAGCTTCGGCTTCCGCTTCATGGCCATTCCGACCACCTCCCGTCTGGGGGATCGACACGAGCACCGCGAGGTGACGCATGACCAACCCCATGCCCCCCGAACCCGCACACGGCGCAGGGCCCACCGAGGACGACGAAGAGGCCATCCTCCGCAGCCTGTACGGCGAGCCCGACTCCGACGGCATCTACCGCGGCGAACCCGTCGGCGGCGACCAGTGAGCGGGGCCAAAGCGCTTCTGACCGAAGCACGCCGACACCTCGGACTCACTGGCCGCCCGAACAAGTTCACCCGCGCGTACGCCACAAAGCACGGCGCCGAGTACTTCAGCGCCGCCTGGTGCGACATGTTCGTCACCTACTGCGCCAACCAGTCCGGCAACGCCGCCGCCGTGCTGCCCTTCGGGGACCGCGCCTACACCGTGGCCCACGCAGAGGATGGCCACCGCCTCGGCACCTGGTACGCCGGCACCGTCGACAACATCCGCCGCCACGCCAAGCCAGGTTGCCCGATCTTCTTCGACTGGGGTGGCACGAACAACCGGGCTGCGATCGACCACATCGGCTTCATTGAGGTCGTCTTGCCGGACGGGCGCGTCCAGACGATCGAAGGCAACACCGGCGGCGGCCCCGGCTCCGTCAGGCGACGCGTCCGCGGCGCCGACGTCACCGCCGGTTTCTGGGTTCCGAACTTCAGCAAGCAGCAGGAGGACGACGTGAGCGCCAAGGAAGTCTGGGAGCGGGAACTGAAGGTCCCGTACGGATCGCCCGAGAACCCCGAGTGGCAGGCCGGGAACATCCTGGTCAACAACGGCATCTGGCTGCGGAAGGTCACCGGCAAGGTCGACGCCCTGGCCGCCCAGCTCGCCGCGCAGAACGCCACCATCAAGGAACTCGCCGCCGCCCTCGCAGCCCGCGACGGCGCGATCGACGTGGACGCCCTCGTCGGCCGGATCGAGACCGCGATCCAGGGCATCACCGTCCGCCTCGCCGTCGACCCCGCCGACGGCTAACCCTCGCACCCCCTGTTCGTCCCGCCATCCCTTGGCGGGCTGTCCCCCCAAGGAGGGGCGCATGAACCCGCAGTTCAAACTCCTCGGCCGCGACCCCGCGGCCATCCTCTACGGACTCCAGTCCCTGCTCGCAGTCCTGGTCGCCTTCCACACATTCGGCCTGACCGGGCAGTCCGCCGACTGGGTCATGACCATCGCCAACGGTCTGATGGCCGGCATCGTCGCGGTGTGCACTCGGCCGTTCGTGGTGGCCGCGCTGACCGGCGCGGTTCAGACCATCCTGACCGGGGTCGCCGCGTTCGGCATCGAGGGGTTCACACCCTCCCAGGAGCAGCAGGGCGTGCTGATCGCGGCGCTGTCCGCGGTCCTGGCGCTGCTGCTGCGGCAGAACCAGGCGCCGAAGGAGACCGCGATCACGCGGGCCTGACCACCAGCCACGACGAGCACGAGAGGAGGCGAGACCACATGACCACCACCAGCAGGCGCGGAACGGCGGCTACGGCTCGCCTCCACCCCGCCGGAAGGCGCCGATGATCGGCTACCTCCGCGACGACAACGGCGTCCCCTACGACGCCGGTACCTTCGACCTCGACGCCTACCTCAGCCGCATCAACCCCCGGCTGCTGGAGTCCAGCGAAGGCCGCCGTGTCCTGACCCGGCTGGATCCTTTGCTGTGGGCGATCATGTATGTTCCCCACCTACTCAAGTCACCGGACGGGCAGCTCACCTTCGGCGACGTCCACCTTGAGCTGTACCGCGACGCCCTCGAACTCGTCCGCGAGCCTGGCCCGCAGGAGTCCCGCCGCGCGTACGTCGCGCCGCGCGGGTCCGGGAAGAGCACCACCCTGTTCCTCGCGATCCCCTTGTGGGCTGCCGCGCACGGGTGGATCCGCTTCGTCGCGGCGTTCTCCAGTTCCGCTACGCAGGCCCAGGACCATCTGGCCGGTCTGCGCCGCGAGTTGCAGACGAACAAGCTCCTCCGTGCGGATTACCCCGAACTCGCGACGCCGGCGCGGAAGATGAACGGCACACCGGTCGCGGATTCGCAGTCGATGCTTCACACGAAGTCGGGCTTCAGCTTTGCCGCGAGAGGCATCGATACGGAAGTCCTCGGCCTGGTCGACCCCGAGAACCGCCGCCCCGACATGCTGCTGCTCGACGACATCGAAGGTGAGGAAGGCGCCGGCTACTCCGCCTACCAGGCGAAGAAGCGCCTCATCACGGTCCTCGACGGGATCATGCCGATGAATGATCGCGCGCACCTGCGGTTGATCGGGACCGTTAACCTGCCGAACGGCATCCTGCACCAGTGCGTCAAGGCGGTCACCGAACCAGGCCCGCCCGCCCCGTGGATCACCGAGCAGAAGATCCAGGTCACGTACTTCCCGCCGCTGGTCGACCAGCCGGACGGGACTCGCCGCTCGCTGTGGCCGGGACGGTGGAGCACGGAACACCTGGAGTCCATCGCGCACACCAGGGCGTTCGCGAAGTCGTTCAAGAACATGCCGGTCAACGAGGACGGCGACTACTGGACGCCGGAGGACTTCGCCTACGGCGACGTGCAGGCGTCGAAGGTCCTGCTGCAGATCGACCCGGCGGTGACGGATAAGCGGACCTCGGACTTCCATGCGCTGGCGGTGGTGGCGTTCGAGCCGGGCCGTGATGGGCGCCTCCCGCGGTGTGCGGTCCGCTACGCCCGCGCCTACCGCATGTCGCCGGAGAAGCTCCGCACGAAGGTGCTGGAGATCCTGCAGACGTTTCCGGAGATCGGGGCGGTGCGGATCGAGGTCAACCAAGGCGGGCAGACCTGGCGCGCGGTCCTGCATGACCTGCCGGTGCGGCTGCTGGTGCACACCGAGTCCGCGCCCAAGAAGGTGCGGGCTACGTGGCTGTTGAACCACTACCAGCGCGGCCGGGTCCTGCACGCAGTCCCTCTGCCGGAGGCGGAGGAGCAGATGACGGCGTTCCCCGACGTACTTAACGACGACCTGATTGATGCGATAGGCGCGGGCGTCAGGTTCTTCCTCGACCGCCAGCGGCCCAAGGCCGGGGCTACAACCACCAGCTACGTGAAGGGTGCCGCGTGATAGAGGACCTGATCCCCGCGTACGCCGAGCTCCGGGCCGCTCGGCCGGCGTATGACCAGGCGGAGATGTACCGGGAAGGCGACGCCCCCGAGAAGTTCCCGTCCTCGGACATTCAGCGCCTGCTCAAGGGCGGCTCCCAGGACTTCCACGTCAACCTGGCAGCCCGCCCCGTCGATGCGGTGCTCGACCGGCTGGAGATCGCCGCCGTCGTCTGCGAGCCCGACGAGCACACCGCGACCCTGATGGAGCAGGTGTGGGAGCCCAACGAGCTGGACATCGAGGCGCCGCAGATCCACGACAACGCCCTCACCTACGGCGACGCCTACCTGTTCGTGTGGCCGTCGGACTCCAGCAGCGACGCCGACGAGCAGGGGGAGCCCGTCGCCCACGTGGACGGCGTCCACGTGTTCTACAACTCGCCGCTGTCGGTTCGGGTCATCTACGACGAGGAGAACCCCCGCCTACCAAGGCTGGTCATCAAGGCGTGGTGCGAGGGTGTCGGCGAGGACAAGCGGACCCGGGTCAACCTGTACTACGCGGATCACTTCGAGAAGTGGGTCACGAAGAAGGACTCCGGCAAGAAGTCCGAGGACGCCCTGACCGGGGAAGACTTCGAGCCGTTCGTGGACGACTTCACCGACGAGAACGGGCACATCCCCAACGAGTACGGCCGGATCCCGTTCTTCCACTTCCGCACGCACCGCCCCTACGGCCGGCCGGTCCACAAGAACGCGTACGGCCCGCAGGACGCGTTGACGAAGCTCATCACGAACCAGATGGCCGCCTCGGACTTCGCGGCATTCCCGCAGCGGTACGGCCTGCTGGATCCCGGCGCGTCGGAGGATGACGACCTGGACTGGGGCGACGACACCGAGTCGGACCCGGAGGACCGCCCGTCTCAGATGGTCGCCGCCCCCGGATCGATGTGGATCCTGCGGAATTACAAGAGCGTGGGCCAGTTTGCACCAGCGGACCCGGACGCGTTCTTGAAGCCGCAGGGCCAGTTCATGCGGCTGATGGCGGCGACGACGACGACGCCGATGCGATGGTTCGACCCGTCCGGCGACACGCCGTCCGGCGAGTCCATCCGCGCCGACGACGCCCCGTTGGTGAAGCGGATCGGCGCCTACCAGCGCGCCTTCGGCGCCACCTGGAAGGACGCGCTGGAGTTCGCCCTGCGGATCCTCGGCTTCGACGCGAAGGTCACCATCCAGTGGGCGCCCGCCCAGACCACGGGGGACCTCGAATATTGGCAGGCGGTGCAGGCGAAGCAGGACGCCGGCGTGCCGGTCCGGCAGACGCTGCTTGAGGCGGGGTACACGGATGCGCAGGTGACGGGGTGGGGGTACACGGAGGACCAGCCGAACGGGGAAGGCGGGTTCGACCAGGGGCCCGAACCGCAGCTGGATCTCGCGCCGCTCCCCGAGGTGGTGCCGCCGCTGCCGGTCGGTGGTGAGGAGTGACCACCCCACCCGAGCAGCCGCCGCCCCCGCCGGAGGAGCAGGCGCTCGTCGCGTTGGAGGAGCAGGCCAGCCACACCGTGCGGCATCTGGTGGAGGCGGCCATCGCCGCGGGCATCACCGCCGCGGCGCTCATGGCGTTGCGGGATGCGGTGATGTCCGTGGTGCGGGCCGCGGTCCGGCGTGCTGTGCGGCTGGGCGCGGCCCTGGGAGCCCGCGGGGCGCGACTGGCTCGTCCTCGTGGTCGTGGCCCCCGCGCCCGTGCGGCGGGTCCCAGACGGCGCCCAGCGGCGCGGAGGCCTCAACGCCCAGTCGCCCCGCGGATGCCGCAGACGACGGTCCTGGAAACCCGCGCCGCGCAGGAGATCCGCGCGGTGCTCGACCAGGGCGCCGCGGCTGTCCGGTCCGCCCCTGATGAGAGGCGAGTTCGGGAGGCGGCGGAGCGGGTCGCGTCCCGGCTGTCGGCCGTGGCCGCGACCGCCGTGAACCAGGCCGCGAGCATGGGCGTGGACGCCGTTGCCCGGCAGGCCGGCGCCGACGGCGTCATGTGGATCGCCGAGCGGGACGCCTGCCTCACCTGCACCGCCTTGTCCGGGCAGATCGTCAGGGTGGGGGAGCGGTTCCCGGTCAACCGCACGTTCGGCGACAAGCCGTTGCTGTGGCGTGGGTTCACAGGCCGCCCACCTCGACACCCCTCGTGTCGTTGTAGATGCCGCCCAGTTTGGGGTGACGCTCAAGGTGCGGCCGACGCCCTGCGCCGCGAGGCCCGCCGCAGCGTGGTCCGCGGCTTCAGCCTGCCGTCGGAGTCGCAGGCCGCCCGGTTGCGTGCCGCTGACCGGCTGCTCCGCCGCGGCGCCAACCTGCCCGTGACCGTCGAGGAGTACGGGCGGGACGCGGTTCGCGCCGGCCGGTTCCCCCGCGGTCGTGCTGTACCAACTGGCGCTGGACGGCGCCGACCATGAGAAGGAGAGAGTCCGGATGGACGACACGATGACGAACACCCTCCCGGTTCTGCCGGTTCACCCGTTCACAGGGCTGACCGCCGTCGGGGTGCTGCCCTCCGGCAAGGTGGTGTGGCCGGTGCTGGGCGGGTCCGGCGAGGGCGACGACGCCCCGGAGGAGCAGGCTGACGAGGAGACCGCCGAGCAGGAGACCGACGACGCGGCGGACGCCGACGAGACGGCCGAGGACGAGAAGCCCGAGCCCAAGCCGGACGAGAAGCCGGTGTCCCGCGCTGAGCTGCGTAAGGTCATCGCTGACCGGGACACGGCGAAGAAGGCCCTGCGGGATCTGCGCCGCGAACTGGACGAGGTCAAGCGGGCGAACGAGACGGCGGACGAGACCGCCCGCCGTGAAGCGGCTGAGGCCGCGCAGAAGGCCGCCGACGCGAAGTACAAACCCATCTCCGCGCGTGCTGCCCTGCTCGAAGCCGGGGTGAAGCCGTCACGGGTGAAGGGCGCGCTGAAGCTGCTGGACATGGACGAGATCGAGATCGACGCCGACGGCGAGGTGACCGGTCTCGACTCGCAGGTGACCGGCCTGCGGGAGGAGTGGCCGGAGCTGTTCGCCGACACCCAGCCGGAGCCGGAGAAGAAGGCGGAGGTCAAGCGCCCGGCGCGGGGGGCGGACGGGGCGAACAAACCCGCGCCGCCGAAGAAGGAGATGTCGGTGTCGGAGCGGCAGGCGGCACTGCTGCTCGGCAAGGGCTGACACCCTCCTGAGCAGGGCCGCCGCCCAGGGTGCGGGGCGGCGGCCCGCCGAACACGCTCAGCAAGGCGCGGCGTACCGTTACGCCAGAGCGGGCCGCCGTCATTGCGGGTGACGGCGGCCCGAGCTCGTTCTACAGGTCCCTCCACGCGGGCTTGATCGACGTGAACTCCCTGATCCCGCCGTCCTGCTGGTAGGCGCCCCAGTGCTCCTGCCACTCGCTGAGCAGGGACTGGATGTCCACGCCCGTCATGTCCAGGAGATACACCCAGGTCTTGAGGGTGTCCAGGTCACGCTGCCCCTGGTCGGGCGAATCCTCGGTGGTCTTCGCCCAGTGCCCCCGGATCAGGGCCTGGGCGTCGTTGTACAGAGCCCCGAAGGTCTGCACCGCCCGCGACGGGTCGATGGGAACCGGCGGTGCCGCCGGGATGAGGTTGAACGCCACGCGCTCCTCCTAACTCGAACGTGAGACCGATTTGATCTCACCAGTCCAGTGTGGAGCACACCCGGTTGCCGTTTGTAATCATCCCAACTCGGGCCGCCGCCCTGCCCTGCTGAACACCCTGCCGACGTGGTGTCGATCTCCTGAACAGCCGCACCGGACGGTACGGCGGCAACCAGGTCCCGGACGGGCCACACACACGAGACCCGAACACCACCGGAGGACCGACCGTGGCCGTCAACGACGTCACCACCTGGATCCCGGAGGAATACTCCTCCGAGGTCGTGCAGCGCGTCACCCAGCGCTCCGTCATCGAGGCCATGGCCCGCTCCTGGCCCATGGCCAACAACCTCCGCCACGTCCCCCGCTCCGCGGGCATGGACGTCGCGGGTGTCGCCGCCGGCGGCACCTACGCGGAGGACTCCAACACCAACGACGAGGTCCTGCTCACCGCCCGCAAGATGGGCCAGGCGCTCCGCCTCAACGAGGAGGACCTCGCCGACTCCAACCTCGTGGACGTCATCAACACGAAGAAGATGGACTGGGCGACGTCGTTCGCGAAGTTCTTCGACCAGGCGGCGCTCGGCTGCACCGCAGCGGAGAACGGCACGACCGTTCTGTTCACCAGCGTGTACAAGAGCCTGCGGACCACGCAGTCCAGCCTCGGGTACACCGCCGACGACAACTACGTTGTGTCCGCCTCGGGCAGCGCGGTGACCTACAGCGACCTGTCCGATGTCCTGTCCCGCGTGGAGACCGGCGACTACTGGGACGAGGGCTCCGCGCTGGTCATCGCGCACCCGTCGTTCAAGGCCAAGCTCCGCAACATCCGTGCGCCGCAGTACTCCGGCGACACCGGCGGCACTCCGATCTTCGTGCAGGGTCAGGGCGGCGACAGTGGCACCCCGGACACCCTGTTCGGGCACCAGATCTTCTACACCCTCGGTGCGAAGACTCACGCGACGAACACCAGCAACCCCACGGGGAACCCGCTGCTGATCGTGTGCAACCGGGAGTTCCTGTACAAGGGCGTCCGGTCGGGCCCGGAGTCGGCCATCGCGGGCGCGGACAGCGGCCCGGCGTTCCTCACGGACCAGGCCCTCATCAAGATCCGGGCTCGCAGGGCGTTCGCCGTGGCCCACCCGAAGGCCTTCGCGGTCCTTGAGGACGCCTGAGCCGCACGCTGACGTCGTCCTGGCCCCCTACCCGATGCCCACGGCCCGGGGGCCAGGACGAACCCACGAAAGGGAGCCTGGGATGAGTGAACGGCAGCGGGGCGTCTGCCCCAAATGCAGCGACACCGATGTGCCGCTGGCCCCGAAGACGGGCCTGCTGTACAAGCACCCGGGCCCCGACGGCAAGACCTGCCCCGGCAGCGGACAGAAGCCCGCCGCCCCGCAGGAGCCGGACGAGGTCGACGCCGTGGACGAGTCGGACGACGAATGGCTCACCGACGACGAGCGCGCCCCCGAGCCTCCGGCGCCGGTCACTTCCCCGTCGGCCGGCGCCGGAGAGTTCGTCTGGCTCCTGACGGTTCGGCAGCCCGCCCTGTACCTGGACGACGCGGACTGGCACCAGCAGAACGGTCTGGCCGCCGCGAAGGCCGCGCAGGCTGCCGGGCTCACCCCCGCCGGGGAGGCCCGATGCGCGGGCGTCGCAGCATCGGAGGACGGCGCCGGGCTCGTCCTCACCTACACCATCCCCACCGAAGGAGCCCAGCGTGGTTAAGGCGCTGATGATCCGCCGCACCCGTGACGGCAACGTCAAGGTCCGCGGCGACTTCCCCGACGAGCAGACGTTCCCGTTCTCCTGGCTGCAGCGTGAGATCGCGAGCGGGATGGTCGAGATCACCGTCACCGTGAACCACGAGGACGGCCCGACGGTCTACGCGTTCGAGGGGTTCGAGCCCCACGTGGACGCCGACGGCAGGCCGGAGCGGGACAAGAACGGCGATCCCAAGCTGAACTTCACGGCGTGGAAGTGCCGGAAGGTGGAGGGCTGAGGCATGGCGGACTGGGTCGCGAACATCGCCAAGGGCATGATCAAGTACTACGCGAGCTTGCCTGCCACGAACGACGCCCTGATCGTGGTCCCGCTCGAAGCGTCCGGCTTGGAGGCCGACTCGACGCTGAAGGACTACGACGACCTCGCGTCGCTGCTGGCCGGGTCGACGAATGAGCAGACGTCGCTGGGCCGCAAGACCGTCAACAGCGGCATCGTCATCACCGTGGACGACACCAACGACCGGGTCGACATCGACGCCCCCGACCAGGTGTGGACCTCCACCTCCGGCAACGCCGTGGGCGCGCTGCTGTGGTGCTACGACGGCGACACCACCGCCGGCACGGACGCGAACATCGTCCCTGTGTCGAAGCATGACTTCTCGTTCGTCCCGGACGGCACGGACGTGACTGCGGTCGTCGCCGCGGCGGGACTCCTCCGGGCGTCCTGACCCCCTGTCAGCGCTGGGCGGGCGAGGGGAGGTAGCCGGTGCCCACGCTCGTCCAGGCGTTCTACGTCCCCTCCGGCACATCCGGCGGCAACACGAACACCCTGACCACCCCGTCGTTCTCACCGGCGGCGGGGGACGTGCTGGTCGTCAAGGTCGGCACGTGGGACACCTCGGCGACGATGGGCACCCCGACCGGGGGCGGGCAATCCTTCACGCAGCGGGCTGTTGTCGCCCCCGCCTCATTCCGCAGCTGGTGCGCCATCTACACCGCGACCGTGTCCGGTAGTCCCGGGTCGATGACTGTCTCCTCGACGCCGTCGGCGTCATGTATGCACTCGATACTCGTCGAGTGGTGGACGTCCGCGGCGCTGGGGTCGCCCCCGGTCACAGCCAGCGCGGAGAACAGCAACGGCACCCCCACGGGGTCGATCACCACCACGGCGGCCAACAGCGTCGTGTCAATCGTCAACATCGACTTCAACTCCCGCAACCCGTCCACACGCGCGTACGTGAACAGCGCGAACGTCACCGAGGAAGCCGTCCTCGACGCGTCCCCGACCTCGGACTCGGTGCACTACTACTGGCGGCAGGCCGTCCCCACGGCGGGTGCCACGTCGTTCGGCATGACCTCGCCGACCGCGCAGCGGTACTCGATGGCGGCGATCGAGGTCAAGCACGCGGCAGGCACCAGCGTCAACCTCGGGCAGGGCGCCGAGTCCGACACGGCGACCACGCTGTCACGGCAGAAGAAGAGGGCGTTGGGGCTGGTCGCCTCTGCGGAGACAGCGGCGGTGATCAGGCCGGCCAAGGCGCGCGTCGTCCTCATGGCCACCGCCTCCGACACCGCCACCGTGCTCGGGTTGTCCCACGCCCGGCGGCTCGCGCAGGCCGCCGAGATCGACACCGGCTCGGCGTTCACCCGGTCCCGCGCCGCAGGGTTGGGCCAGCCGGCCGAGGTCGGCAGCGCGCAGGTCGTGCAGCCGGTGAGGGCGCTGCCGCTCACCCAGCCGGTCGAGGTCGACGCCGCCACGCCCGTGGGGAGGGCGAAGGCTCTCGGCGTTGGGCAGGCGGCGGAGACGGGCACGGGGCAGGCCGTGACACCTGCTCACGCGGGGCAGGTGGGGCAGGCTGCAGAGCTCGACGGCGCGACCGCCACCGGCTGGGCCAAGGCAACCGCGCTCGCCCCGGCGGTGGAGGACGACACAACCCAGCAGATGACTGGCGCCAAGACCACGCCGCTGGGGCTGGTGGAGGAATCGGCGACGGCCGACCAGATGGCCTTGGCTCGTGCGCTGCCCATCGCCCAGACCGGTGAGGACGACACCGCCGCACCGCTGTCCGGAGCGAAGGCCGTCACGGTCGGGCAGCCGTTCGAGGATGACACTGCCGCTTCGTACGGGGCGGGCCGGGACATCGGTCTCGGGCAGCCCGAGGAGAACACCACTGCGGGGCAGGCCGTCCCTGGGAAGACGCTCAGCCTGTTGGAGGCGTCGGAGACCTCCACCGGTCATCCCGTCGCCGCAGTCAAGGCGGAGGGTGTCGGGCAGGTCGCCGAGACCAGCCAGGGCCAGCCGGTCTCCCGTGCGAAGACAAAGGCACTGGGTCAGCCGGTCGAGGTCGACGTCGCCCAGCGGGAGCCGCCTGTTCGCATGCTCCCGCTCGCTCAACCCGTTGAGACCAGCACGGCCGGCGCGGACGTCCCCAGCAAGGCGGGGGCCCTCACCACGGTCGATGAGGTGGACACCGGGGCCCTGCTGGGCGAGGCCAAGCAGCGCACCATCGCCCAGCCCGCGGAGGTGGACGCTGCCGGCGAAGTGGCGTCGTCGGTGGCGGGAACGCTCGGCCAGGCGACGGAGACGGACGACGCCGGAACGGTCGTCGGGGGGAAGCGGCTCGCGTTCGGGTTGGTGGTGGAGGACGACACGGCGGCTCTGCTGCGGGTGGCGTTGGGGCGTCTGCTGGGGCAGGTCACGGAAGCCGACACCGCAGGGTCCGTCGTGGGCAGCAAGGCCCGCGGTGTGGGCCTGGTGGTCGAGGTCGATGCTGCTGCCGCGGTCGCGCGGTCCATAGTGCGCGGCCTGGGTGTCGCGAGCGAGTCCGACGTAGCGCGGGCGGTAGCCCCGGGGAAGGCCCGCCTCCTGGGGCGCTCGGTGGAGGTGGATGCCGGTCTGGTGCTCGCGGCGGCCAAGCGGCTGCCGTACCGCCAAGCATCCGTGAGCGAGACCGGGCGTCCGCTGGATCTGCGGGTCGCGGGGACGTTGGGGCAGGCGGTCGAGGAGTCCACCACTGGTCTGCTGGGTGGGGGGAAGCGCCGCCTGTTGGCGTTGGCGGTGGAGCAGACGGCGGCGGGGCGGGTGTTCCGCAAGGCCCTGGTTGGCGCCCCGTTCGGAGGTGGGGCTTCGACGCCGGGGTACGGCGGCGCTGCCGTCCCGGACGCCGGGTTCGGGGGGAGCGCCGCCCCGGGGGAAGCGCTGGGCGGGGTGGTCGTGTTCGGTGCCGGGTTCGGTGGATCGACGAGTGAGGAGACCTGAGTGGGTACGGTGCGGGTGGCGTTGGACCCTGGCTCGGCGCGGTTCGCCTCGTCGTCGTTCCCAGGTCTGAGCCTGGTGCAGGGGACGGCGTTTCCGGTGTTCTCGCTGGCGTTCGATGGCACCTCGACGGAGCGGGCGTACTGGAAGGTGCCGCTGCTGTCCTACGGGTCAGGGAACATCACCTGCACGGTGGAGTGGTACGCCGACACCGCGTCGTCGGGTGGGGTTACGTGGGAGACCGCGCTCGCGGCGATCACCCCGAACGTGGACACGACCGACGTGGAGACCAAGAGCTTCGCCACCGCGAACACGGCCACGGACACGCACTTGGGGACGACGGGTCAGCGGGTCCACACGGTGGACGTCACCATCAGCAATCTGGACAGCGTCACCGCTGGTGACGTGGTGTGGCTGCGGGTGTCCCGCCTCCCAGCGGATGCGGGGGACACCATGACCGGGGATGCCATGCTGCTCGGGCTGACCCTCGCCTACTCCGACTCGTAGGAGGCTGGGGTGGCGGTCAGGTTCTCCAACACGGGCCAGAACTACACCCGTGCCACTGGGCTGAGCACCATGACAGCCCTGTCCGCCGCATGCTGGGTGAAGTTCACCAACCGCCGGTTCTTCTTCTCAACCATCTGGGAGTTCGGCCAGTCGAACAACGCGATCGGGCTAAGCACGGACGGCAACGGCGGCACCTGCGGTGTGATGACCGGGATCACGGGAGCATCGTCGATAAGAGCCAGCAGGGCCGTCACCACGGGAACCTGGTACTACTTCGGCGCATCCGTCTCCCTGACCACTGACGCAGGGACGATGGTGTCCCTGGCAGCTGGGGACTCCGCCTTCACTACCAACACCTGGACCGACACCACCAGTGGCATCCCACTGAGCAGCATGCGGATCGGGCAGGGCGTGACGGCCACCACTTGGTGGCTCGATGGATGCGTTGCGGCCCTGAAGATCTGGAATGGGGTGGCGCTGTCCAGTGACGAGCTGGTCAGCGAGGCGTTCTCCTACCTGCCGCAGCGGACCGCGAACCTCACCATGTGGTACCCGTTCACGCGGGCGGAGACAACGGACTACTCCGGGCAGGGGCAAACCCTCTCTGGTGGCACCGGCGCCACGACGGAGGACGGTCCGCCGATCCCGTGGGCGGTCACTAACCCGACGGTGGTTCTGCCGTTCGGGGTGTCTCTCCCCATCGGTCAGGCGACCGAGACCGACACCGCTCAGCCGGTCAGCCTGGGCAGGGCGATCAGCCTCGGGCAGGCGGCCACCCTGAACACCGCCACCCCGCTCACGCTCACGCACGCCCGCGCCATCACCCAACCCGCCGAGAACGGCACAGCAGCCGCCCTCGCCAAGACGAAGACCCGCCCGACGGGGCAGGCCGCAACGACGGACACCGCCACGCAGGCGACTCCAGCCAAGACGCGGGCCCTGCACTCCGCCACCACCGCCGAGACCGCACAGGCCGTACAACCCAACGTGGCCCGCCCCATCGCTCAAACCACCGAGACCGACACCGGGACCGCCCTCACTCGCACCCGCGCACGAGCCCTCGCCACGGGGATAGAGGCGGACACGGGGCAGACGATCCAGCCGAACCGTGCCGTTCTGTACGGGCAGGCGGCGACCACGGACACCGCCACGCTCTCGCAGGTCGCGAAGTCCCGGACGCTCGCAGGCACGACGGAGACCGACACCCCGCAACCTGTGCGGCCGAACATCGCCCGCCCCTTCGCGCAAGCCGGCGAGGACACCACGGCGCAGCCTGCTGCGCCTGCGAAGATCAGCACCCTCGCCCAGGGCGCGGAGTCGGACACCGCGCAACCGCTGGCCGGGGTCGGCGCGGTCACCCTCACCCAAGCCTCGGAGCAGGACAACGGCCAGCAGGTCACCTTCGCCCGCGCCGTCCTCATCGACCAGGCCACCGAAACCGACACCCCGCACACAGTGGTGGGGGAGAAGCGGGGCAGCATTGCGCAGGCCGCTGAGACCGCCGCAGCCGGGCCCGTAGCCTCGACGAAGACCCTCGTGCTTGCTCAGCCGTCCGAGACCGCCACAGCGAACACTGAGGCCCCCGCCAAGGCACTCACGCTGGCGCAGCCTGCCGACACTGGAACAGCCGTCACCCTTGCCTCGGCGAAGGCTCGCGCCCTTCAGCAGTCGTCTGAGGCGGACACCGGCCAGGCGGTCACCCGCACCAAGGCCAAGCAGGTCGGGCAGACCAGCGAGCAGGACACCGCCCAGCAGGCCACCCTGCACCACCACCTCGCCATCACCCAGACCGGCGAGCAGAACACCGCCACAGCGACCACCCGGACCAGGGCCGCCCACCTCAACCAGGCGAACGAGACCACCACCCCCGGCACGGCCACGCCCACCAAGGCGGACGAGCTCCACCTGGTCGCCGAGAGCAGCACCGCGAGCGGGCTTGACCGCACAGAGGCCCGAACCCTCGGCCTGCCCATCGAGCAGGACACGGCTACGCCCACAGCAGCGGCCAGCGCAGCCACCCTCAATCAGGCGGCGGAAACCGACACCATCACCCCGGCCACACCCCGCAAGACCAGGGACCTCCCGCAGGCCGCTGAGACCGCCGCTGCGAGCCCCGTCGGCCGCACCAGGGCCCGCAGGGTCACCCAAGCGGCGGAGACCGACACAGCCGCACTCACCGCCGAGCGTAAGCACCGCGCCGTCGGCCAGGCGGGCGAGAGCGACACCCCGCACCCTGCCACCCCTGCTAAGCAGCGCAGGACGGGCCAGCCGCAGGAGACCAGCACCGCCGCACGTCAGGCGCCGGCCAAGGCCACCCGCCTCACCCAGGCGGCAGAGTCCAGCGCAGGGGGACAGGCCACGCCGGCGAAAGCCCGCACCCTCGTCCAGCCGGTCGAGGTGGACGTGGCAGCGATCCTTCACCGCGCCAAGCGGAAGTCTCTCGCGCAGGCGTCCGAGACCAGCGCAGGGACCCTGCTGGTGCTGACCCACGCCGCCACCCTCGACCAGGCAACCGACACCAGCACCGCCACACGAACCGGCAGGGTGAAGCGCAGGCTGCTCGCCCACGCCGCTGAGACCACCACCGCCGGGCGGATGTACCGGAAGGCGAAACCCTGGTCGATCTACAGGGGGGACGCCGACACCCCGACCTACCGGGGGGCCGCGGCCACGACCAGCTACGGCGGCACCGCCCGCACCTAGGAGGCCGCATGGCGCAGTTGTTGAAGCTCACACTGGTCGAGCGGAACGACGTCACCGTGGAGTTGGCCGCCACCCGCTCCGGTGTGCCCGTCGCCATCGACCCAGGGGCGGACCTGGAGCTCTACCTGAAGACCACGGAGTACCAGGACGACAGCGAGGCGATCGTCTTGTCCCGCGACGGCGGGGAGATCGTGGTGACCAACGACGCGGCGGGACTGGCGGAGGCCACCATCGACGGCACCCTCATCACCACCGACCTCACCTTCTGGCGGTACGACCTCATCGACGGCGGTGCCCGCCACACCGTCCTCTACGGCCCCCTTGAGGTGATCAACGTATGACCACGTGGACAACCCCGGACCAGGCCAGCACATGGACCAGGACCGCCCTCGACCAGCGGGCCCTCGACGCGGCGTACCCGATCGTTGAGCTGTTCGCCGGCGTCACCGTTGACGCCCAGGACACGCTGAAGCCCCGCGACCTCAGGCTGCTGGCGTACGCGGAGGCGTACCAGGCCGCGTGGATGCAGTCCCAACCCGACGTCACAGGGCGGATGGACGTGACGCAGGTGGTGCAGGACGGCGTCCAGTACTCCCAGGCGGACCCCGACGCGATGGTGCTCGCCCCCTTGGCGAAGCGGTGCATCAACCGCCTGTCGTGGCGGAAGTCCCGCACCCTGCAGCCGCTCACCCCCGACCAGGCCCTCGCTCTGCGCGGCAGGGTCGTCCCCGGCACGATGGCCGGCACCGAGGAGTGGTACGACGACCACCAGGTGTGGGAGCCCCTGCGGTGAGCGCGTTCCTGCCCACTGCCACGGTCGCTGTCCTGAGGGGTGAGACCACGGACGAGTACGGCGACCTCACGGACTCCGACACGCCCGTCCGAGGTGGGGTGCCCATCTCGCTCATAGAGCGGGAGCAGCGCGTGTTCGTCGCTGCAGAGAACCGCTACACCATCGTCCGCTACATCGCTGGTCGGGTCCGCCCCCACGCCGACATCCGCGAGCAAGACCGCTTGCGGGATGAGGCGACGGGGTCGATCTACCTGGTGGAGGCCGTGTCCCGCCCGCAGTCCCCCATCGGGAGAGCGGACGTGCGGCTCGTCCTCCGGCGGGTCGGCACCTGAACCGGTAGACGGCTCACGGCCCGCAGCCCCGACGTAGAGGGAGGGCGGGCACATGGCGGTCATCGTCGTGATGACGCCAGGCTGGGAGTTGCAGCTTGAGCGGCACGTCGCTGTCGCCATGGACAAGCTCGCCGATGACATCGCAGCCGACGCCCGCCGATTCGCCCCCGTCGACACCGGGCACCTGCGGTCGTCGATCCGGGTTCACAAGATTGGTCCGACGTCGCGGCGGATCCACGCCCACGCGGACTACGCGGCGTGGGTGGAGCTGGGCACTCGCCCGCATGTGATCCGCCCGAACAGCAAGAAGGCGCTGTACTGGCCGGGCGCTCGCCACCCCGTGGCGAAGGTCAACCACCCCGGCACCCGTGCTCAGCCTTTCTTACGTCCCGCTTTGTATCTGCGGAGGATCCTGTGAGTTTCCTCCCGCACACCGAACTCGTGGCCATCGCCTGGCTCAAGGGCGTCCCCGGCATCCCCGACGGGGCTGTCGGCACCACCCTCCCCGCCGACAGTTCAGCGTGGCCGGATGGGTTCCTGCAGATCGGCGTGGTCGGCGGCAGCAAGCACCGGGACGTCCCCCAGCATCAGCCGGTCGTGCAGGTGGACTGCTGGGCCGCCAACCCATCGGGTGCGAAACCTCCGTGGGGCAAGGCGAACCAGCTCGCCGAGCGCATCTGCCGGCACTGCTACGGCGGGGTGGATGACGCCCTGCCTGTACAGCGCGAGGTGACCCTGCCGGACGGCTACCAGGCGGCTCGTGTCCAGTCCGCGTACGTCGTGACCGAGCCCCGCCGGATCCCCTCCGACGAAGCCAGGTACGCCCGCTACAGCCTGGACCTGCAGCTCTTCTGGGTGGCCGTATGAGGTACGCGCTGCGCGGCTCCGTCTCGGGTGAGCTGCTCACCTTCCAAGGCCGGGTCCTCGTCCACGACAACCGCGGCGAACTGGAGTGGCTGTTCCCCGGTGAGCGGGTCGTCCCATACGACGGCGCCCTCCCCACCCTGCCCGTTGCCGAGCACCCCGACATGGCCCCCGTCCGGTGGCCGCTACGCAAGGAGGACTTCCGCTGATGAGGGTCCGAACCACCATCGAGCCCGGCAAGGTGCTCGACGTTTCCGAGGCCGAGTACCTCGACCTCAAGCGGCAGGGCCTGCTCCTGCCCAACCCGAACGATGAGCAGGTCCGCATCGCCCAGGGGGCGGCGGACCAGCCCGCGCCCCGGGCGCCCAAGCAGAAGCCCGCCACCGACACCAACAAGGAGAGCTGACCAATGAGCGTCGTGACGTCGAACCTCATCCAGGGCCCGGCGGAAATCTACACCGCCGCCTTCGGCACCACAGAGCCGTCGGACTCCGCCATCAACACCGCGCCGTCCGCGTCGGCGTGGACGGACATGGGCGGCACGATGGACGGCGTTGAGCTGGAGCTCACCCAGGAGTACAAGGAGCTGACGGTCGATCAGCTCGTGGACATCCCGGCCCGCCGGCTGACCAAGCGTGAGCTGAACTTCAAGACGAAGTTGGCCGAGCCGACGCTGGATCGGCTGAACTGGGCGCTCAACTCGGCGACGGGCGGTGTCCAGTCCGGTGCCGGGGTTGAGTCGCTGGAGCCGGACGACAGCAGCGCGGCGACGCAGCCCACCTACTCGGCGGTGATCCTCGACGGGTACGCCCCCGCCGGGCTGCGGCGCCGGATCATCCTGCGGAAGGTTCTCAACGTCGAGGGCGTGAAGACCTCGTACAAGAAGGAGGACCAGACGGTCTACGAGGTGGGGCTGGTCACGCACTACGTGTCGCCCAGCATCAAGCCTTTCAAGGTCGTGGACGAGGTGGCTCCGTAATGGCCGGGCCCCGCACCACCACCAAGGGCAAGGCCCGCCCTCGCCCGGTTGCCGCAGTCCGGGACGGCGACACCCCGAACGTCGTCAGGCTCTCCACCTCGGCCGCGCCTGTCGCGGTGGAGAAGGTGCCGCTGTTCTCGATTGACGACGTCGAGTACGGCATGCCCGCCACGATCCGCCCCAACGTCGCCCTGAAGTACCTGCGGATGGTGCGCACCCAGGGCGGCGACGTCGCTGAGGCGTGGCTGCTGGAAGAGGTTCTCGGCGCTGAGGCGTACGAGGCGCTCATGGAGTACGACCAGCTCACCGTCGACCAGCTCAACCAGGTGATGGCGATCGTCCGGGACCACGTGCTCGGGCAGGCGGAGCAGCAGCGCGCGGGAAACGGCTAGAGCGGGTCTCCCAGGTCATCTGGGTCCTGGACTACTGGGACGACCTCGTCGCGGACTTCCTGGTGTTCTACCGGATCGGCCTGGGTTGCCCGCTCACCATCGATGACCTGCACGCGCCCGAGTTCTTCGCCCTGGCTCACAGGGTGCCCGCTTACGGAGGGGTGATGGCGGCACGCATGGCAGCACAGCAGCAGGGCCCCACCGCCCCCACGCAGGGGGAGCGGCGTGAGGTGCCCTCGGACCATGCTGCCCTGGCCGCGGAGCTGGGTGACCTGATCGAGGTGGCGCATGCCTGACGGGTTCAAGATCGCCGATGCTTATGTAGAGATCCACGCCAAGGGACATGACCGTATAGGCCGCGAGGTCCGTGACAGCGTCCGCGGTGACCGCGACTTCGATGGGGCGGGTGACGAGGCCGGCCGTCGCTTCGGCTCGGCGTTCGGCGACGGCATCCTGCGGGGCGGACTGTCCAGCCGTATGAGGTCCCTCGGTGTCGAACTCGGCGGGCACCTCACCCGTGGTCTTCTCAGCTCGGTGTCGAGCCTCGGGTCAGTCCTCGCGCGCACCATGGGGTTGGCGACATTGGCCGGCGGGATCGCTGCAGTGGGCGGTGCCGCGGCCAGTTCGGCCGGATTCGTGACCGCATTCGCTGCTGAGCTGATGCCCCTCGGTGGGCTGTTGGCCGCAGTGCCTGGGGTGCTGATGACCGGTGTCGCAGCGCTCACCACATGGAAGCTCGCGACGTACGGCGTCGGTTCGGCGATGGCCGCCGTCTGGTCGGGGGACAGCAAAGCCCTCGAAGAGGCGCTCGCGAAACTCACCCCCGCCGCAGCCGCGTTCGTTGCCGAGTTCGAGAAGACCCTCCCTACTCTGAAGGGCTTCCAGGCTGCGGCGCAGACCGGGTTCTTCTCCGAGCTCAACGGCAGTCTCGCCCACTTCACTGACCTGCTCAAGGGAACTCAGCCGTGGATCGAAGGACTTGCGACCAACCTCGGCTCCCTCGTCAGGAGATTCCTCGAATGGGCAACCGGCTTCCAGCAGATCGAGCAGTTCAACACCATCCTCGGTAACACGTCCAGCCTGATCACAGTCCTCAGGAACTCACTGGGCCCGCTGCTGACCGGGTTCCTCGACCTTGCCACCGTCGGCTCGAACTGGCTGACCAGATTCAACCCGGCACTGCAGGACGTGATCACGAAGTTCGGCCAGTGGATGTCCGAGATCTCAGTGATGGGGACCGCCACGGCCTGGCTGAACGACGCCGTTGTGGTGCTCAAGCAGTTGGGCGGCATCGTCAAGGACGTCTGGCAGCTCTTCGCCGGGCTGTTCCAAGCCGCCCGTGACGCCGGAACAGGCGCCCTGGGTGTTCTCGGTCAACTGCTCGACGGCATGAACAAGTGGGTCAACTCCGCGAAGGGCCAGGAAGTCCTGGTCACGATTTTCAAGGCGTTGCAGCAGGTCGGCCAAGCGCTGATGCCGGTCATCACGTCCCTGGTGTCGGGGCTGGCGCTGGTCGCTCCCGCGGTCGCCGACGTCGCTAAGGCGGTCGGCCCGGTCCTCGCTGGCGCGCTCGACGCTGTCGCGCCCGCTATCAAGGCGCTCGCACCGGGGATCATCGCCGTGTTCGGCCAGATCGGGCGCGCCCTTGAGGACACCGGTCCCATGCTCAAGGTCATCGCAGACGGCATCTCCGGCGTTCTCAAGGTGGCATCCCCGCTGATCCCGATCGTGGCGGACATCGCCGCCACCCTGGCCGGGCTGCTACTCACCGCGTTGAAAGCCATCGCACCTGGACTGATCGAGGTCGGTAAGGCGCTCCGGGACACTCTGGCCAGCCCCGCCGTTAAGGACGCGGTCCGTCAGCTCGCGACTGGCCTGTCTAATCTGCTCATTGCGCTTGCCCCCGTGATCCCGCTGTTTGTCGACGGACTGGCCGCGATCATCCCCGGCCTGGTCGAGGTCATGAAGTCGCTGGGGGTCGCCCTGCAGATCTTGGGCCCGTCGTTTGATGACCTCGGCAAGACGATCGCCGACCTTTTGATCGCGGCGGCGCCGCTGCTGCCAGTCATCGCCAACCTCGCTGTGGCGCTTATCGACCGGCTCGGCCCGGCCCTCCCCACGGTGGTGAGCGCGCTCGTTGACATCCTGTCCGCCGTTGCCCAGTTGCTGCCTGCCATCGCTCAGCTTGCCGGGCCGATCCTGTCAGCCCTCGCAGGGGTGATCACGAACTATGTGGCGCCTGGCCTGCAGGTCCTGATCGGCTGGATTCGGCAGGCCGTGGACTGGCTGACTGGGAAGGGTCTGTCGGAGGACTCGTGGCTGTCGCGGGTGATCACGGCGGTCCGGGACAACGCGATGCCGATCTTCCAGCAGATCGGCGACCTGATCAGCAAGGTCGTCAGCGACATCATCGTCTGGTTCCAGAACAACCAGAGCACGGTGCAGCAGTGGGGCGACCGGATCATCTCGATCATCAACAACGCTGGGCAGATCATCTCCGGCGCGTTCCAGCTCATCCGTATCGCCTGGGACACCTTCGGCGGCCCACTGCTCGACACCATCGGGACGATGTTCGGGGCGCTTCTGCAGGTCATCGATGGTGCCATGAACTACATCAAGGGAGTCATCAACCTTGTCCTCGGCTTGATCACCGGAGACTGGCAGCGCGCCTGGGACGGGGTCAAGCAGATGTTCTCCGGCACTTGGGAAGCCATACGTGGGCTTCTCACCGGGATCCTGGAGCAGCTCAGGATCAGCGTCGGCGGGTGGCTGTCGGACATCGGGAACAAGTGGGGCACGATGTGGACCGGGGCGAAGGACCTACTCACGTCGACCTGGAACACCATTACCGGTGCCGTCTCCAACGCGACGAACGCCATCCAATCCGGGATCAGCGGATTCCTGTCCGGGGTGACGTCCAACTGGAACAGCGGCTGGAACTCGATCGGCAGCACTCTGTCCAACACGTGGTCGAACATCCGGAACTGGGTGAACGACGCGATCGGCAACGTCCGCAACAGCATCAGCAGCGCCCTGTCGGACATCTCCTCCGGCTGGAACAGAACCTGGGACAACGTCTCCGACTTCGTGTCGCGGATCTGGTCGAACATCCAAAGCTCGGTCGGCAGGGGCCTCAGCGACGTCCGAGGCGCGATCAGCAGCGCCCTGTCGAACGTGCAGGACATTTGGAACCGGGGCTGGGATTCCGTCTCGAACTTCCTGGGGAACGCCTGGTCGAACATCCGGAACGGGGTCGGTAACGGCATCAACTCCATGCTCGACGCGCTCCGGGGCGTGCCGGGCCGAATCATGTCCGCCCTGGGCAACCTCAGCAACATGCTGTACGACTCGGGTCGGTCGCTCATGAGCGGGTTCATCAACGGCCTGTACTCGATGCTGCAGGACGCCTACAACGCCGCGACCGACATCCTCAACCGGATCCGGTCGCTGTTCCCGTTCTCCCCCGCGAAGGAAGGCCCGTTCTCCGGCCGCGGCTGGGTGGAGTACTCCGGCCAGTCGATCACGCGAGGCCTGGCCCAGGGCATGGCGTCCGGGGTCGGTGCGGTCCACTCCGCCGCCCAGAGCGTGATCGGCGCCGCCGCCGGACCGATCGGTGTGACCCCTGCCGGGTTCGCCGCCTCAGGGACGACTGCACCCGCTGCTGCCCCTGGTCCCGCGGGCCGGTCGATCACCTTCACCGGTGACATCAACGTCAACGGAGTCCTCGACTTCACCAACCCGACGGCCATGACGAGATCCCTGGTGCTGAGCCTGCGCGAGGCCCTGCGGCAAGTTGAGACGGAGTACGCCTGATGCCCATCGTTCACGGCAGATCCATGGGCCCGGCCGGCGGGACCGGCACCCCACCGAAGGTGGAGATCACCCTCGTGGGGTTGGACGGCACTGTCCGCCCAGGGTGGTCGACGGACGCCGACGAGGAGGTCACGCTGACCACGCGGGTGCAGCCCGCTCCGGACGGCACCTGGTCGGTCAACCTCGTGGGGAACGCCCGCATCTACTCCCCGTGGGGCGACACCGTCTACAGGGTCACCGAGGGCTGGAACGACGACCTCGGCCGGCCGCACGTGTACTACATCGGCGTCCCCGCCACGTTGGGCCCGCACTTCGTGGGGGACATCCGTACCGGCCTGGTCCCTGACCAGCCGATTGAGGAGATCAACGGCGTCATCAGCGTTGAGGGTCTGACCGGGGTGGTGGACCTGTCTGGCATCTACGTGCAGCGGGCCGGGTCGACCATGACCGGCACCCTCGAACTCGACGCCAGCACCTCCACGGACGTGGTGCTGCAGGCGAAGGTGACAGGGGACACCCAGCAGCGACTTATCGTCCGTGCCTCAGGGGCGATCGAGCTCGGCTCGGGCAGCGCCACAGCGGACACCACTCTCTACCGATCGGCGGCGAACACCCTCCGCACGGACGACACGTTCGAGGTCGTCGCCTCCACCAGCACCACCGCCGCCCTGCGCACGCAGGCGAGCGGGGACACACAGCAGCGCCTCATCGTGGACGCCTCCGGCAAACACACCTGGGGCAGTGGGAGCAGCGCCGGTGACACGACGCTGTACCGGTCAGGGCTGGACGAGCTGAAGACCGACGACTCCCTCGTGGTCGGCATCCGGCTCGCGGTGGGCACGACAATCGGCTCGGACGTGGCGACGGTGGCCACGGACGGAACCAACGCCGGGCTGCTGGTCAAGGCCACCGCCACGGGCACCGCGGCCAAGGGTGTGCTCGCCGTCGAGACCTCCGCCGCTTCGAAGCGGGCCTTCGACTATCGGGTCACCGGGGACAGCGTCGCCCGGTTGAGCGTGGACGGGTCGGCTGGCAGCGGCTCCGGCACCCTGATCTTCGGCAACGGCACCACGGCGGACGTCAACCTCTACCGCAGCGGCGCGGACACCCTGACCACGGACGACACCCTCACGAGTGGTGTCGCCGTGCAGGCGCCGATCCTGCAAGGAGCGACAGTCCGCGGCGGCACCGGCTCGGCGGGCACCCTCACCCTGTCCTCGACCTCGCACACCACCAAGGGCAAGGTCCTCATCGGGTCCGCGTCGCTGGCCTTGGATGAGGCGAACGCCCGGATCGGTATCGGCACGACCTCGCCAGCCAACCCTCTCCACGTCCAGGGTGCGGCGGGGACGACATCCCTCGTGGCCCTGGATGCGTCGGGGGATACCCAGCGGCGACTCCTCATCGACGCCTCCGGGACGATGACGTGGGGGTCGGGCTCAGCTACCGGCGACACCACGCTCTACCGGTCGGCGACGGACACGCTAAAGACGGACGACAGCATGGTCATCGCCACCCGGGCGACGGTCGGCAACGCCTCTCTGCAGAACGCTCAGTTCCACGCTGAGGGCGCCGGAACCAACCAGGTGCTCCTCGCCAAGGCCACCGCTGCTGGAACAGCCACGGTCGCCGTCATGGCCGTTGAGACACCAACCACCGCCAAGCGGGCGATCGACTTCCGCCTCACCGGGGACACGGTGGCCAGGCTCGCCGTGGACGCCTCCGCAAGCTCGTCCGGCACCCTGACGTTCGGCGACGGGACAACAGCCGACACGAACCTCTACAGGTCAGCCGCCGACACCTTGAAGACCGACGACTCCTTCCACGTCGCGGCGACGTTCCGGCACCTCGGATCCAGCCTGGGGTTCTACAACGCCGCGGCCGTGGCCAAGCCCACCGTCACCGGGTCACGCGGCGGTAACGCCGCAGTCGCGAGCTTCCTCACCGCCATGGCCAACCTCGGCCTCATCACCGACAGCACCACCGCATGACACGGATGGAGGACCTGTGACGACCTGGGGCGCCATCCGCATCGGACGCCTGACCTTGCGCGAGACCACCACGGGGGAGGAAGGGCTGAACGCCCAGACCGGCGAGCGGTCGCTGAAGCTCACCGGTCAGGAGGCGAGCCCGCCTCTGCCGGCCGCAGAGCTGCTCGCCCGGCACGACTCGGTGCTCGGCCTGCACGGGGCGTTGGTGCAGGTGACGTTCGACGACAAGACGGGGCTCGACGGGTACTACGGGGTGACCGACGCCTCGGCTGTCCTCCGCAACGAGCAGGGCGAGATCCAGACCAGCGACTGGAGCGTCTCGCTGAAGCGGTTCGGCGGCCCCGGCGAGGTCGATATTCAGTCCCGGCTGACTGGCATCAAGAGGGCGAACGACTTCTCGTTGAGCGGTGAGGCGTGGCATGCCCCCGCCATCGGGCACTACGCATACTCCGCCGGCGCCGCGATCCCCTCGTCCATGACCAGGGCCACGGTGGACGGCACGATCACCGTGTACCGCGGCCTGACCTCGGGGACGAACCCGCGATGGGGATGCGCGCCGGCGGATTACCCGCTCGGGCGGGCGCGGCTGCTGTCGATGGGGCTGGAACGCACCGGCACCAACCAGCAGTTGGAAGCCTCCGGGTGGGAGCTGACGAACGGCCTGGTCCGCGTCACCCCCTCGTCGAGCGGCACCTTGCTCGTGGAGGCGTGGGGCGGCACCACGTGGGAGGCCAAGGACTGGACCATCTCCGACGGCACCCCCATCACAGGGTGGGACAGCGCGACCCTGGTCCGGAACGACTACGAGCAGACCGTGATCCGCCTCACCCGTGAGCAGGGCCCCAACGAAACCGGCAGGGTCGTCCTCGACATCGGGCTGCGGCGGGGGTCGCGCCTGGTCGAGTGCTACCTGCAGCGCTCCACGTCGGCCACCCTGTCGGCCTATCTCACCGCGGGGGAGGCGTACACGAACACGGCGTCCAGCGGCTACCTCGTCGCGTCCTCGAACGACGCCGACGGCAACAAGGCGACCTGTGGTTCGGCGCGGTCGTTCACGGCGCACGCCAACCTCGGCATCTCAAAGGCGTCGGTGACGGCGCTGGACTGCTATCTCGCCGCCGTGGTCGATGGGAGCAGCGCCGTTTCTGGGGACGCGGCGACCGACCTGCGGAACCAATATGTGGGCGCGCTGCCCGAGCAGACCATGGCGATCCGGAGGTGACCTGCGCATGCCGGTGACAGAGGTCAAGCAAGCCCTCGGCTCGTTCTCCATCAGCCTGCGGTCGTCGACACCGCAGGAACTGCTGGACGCCCTGACCTACCTGGGGCACATCGCCATCATCGAGGGCCGCCTCAACCCCAAGGAGTACGGCGACGAGCTGCTGTCCTCGGCCCGGTACGTCGGCGTGTACCGCAACCGCGTCAACGACGTCGACAACCGCACCCACAACGTGGATGGCACCTACCGCCTCAACGGCGTCGGCATGGCCTACTGGCTGGGGGACGAGAACGGCAAGGGCCCCGTCATCGAGTCCACGGCGACGTTCACGAGCAAGACGTTCGCGCAGGTGATCCGCGGCCTGCTCCCCACATCGGTGGTCGAGGGGACCCTGTTCAGCGTGGCCGGGACCTACAGCGGCCGGCATCAGTGGCAAACCCCGCGCAAGGCCATCGACTACGTGTGCACCACGTTCGGCGCCGAGTGGAGAGTAAACGGCGACGCCTCGTTGGACGCGGGGACGATCGACCAGCTGTACCCGCCCCGCGCTGAGGCGGCGATGCTGGTCAAACACGGCTACGGCCGGGACCTCAAGCTGACCGCCTATCAGGGGAAGATTGACTCGGCGGAGGATGTGGAGGAGTACGCCACACGGGTGGTGATCCTCGCCGAAGGGCAGGGCTCGTCGATCGCGACCGGGGCGGCGAACGCCGTGAGCGTCCCGTACAAGGACCTGTTCGGCCACCAGGTGAAACTGACCAAGGTCGTGTCCGAGTCGTCCACGGCGGGATCTAACGCCACGGTGCGGGCGCAGATCGAGCTGAACGCCATCTCCTCAACCCGCCGCTCCCTCCGCTTGGCCGCCTCGGATTACGACGTGGCGGGCACCCTGGGCGTGGGGGAGTACGTGTGGGTGTACGACCCCGACACAGGCCTGTACGACACCGCGAACGAGGTCATCTTCCGGGGGCAGCGGATCAACCCCGCCCGCTACCGCTGCGTAGAAATGACCTGGCCCATCACCGACGGCATGACCGTGGCGTTCCGGGACCGGGACGGCGTTTGGTGGGACCTCACCGACCACGTGAAGTTCGAGGACCGCGCTGATGTGTCCATCACCATCGGCGAACTCCCCCGCTCGCTGACCGGCGGCGGTTCCGAGCCGATCGGCCCCCGCCCCAGCGAGGACCTGTCGACGCCGGCAACACCGGAGTGGGACGTCCCGTTCACCACGCAGTCCTACCAGGACGCGTTGGGGCAGACCCGCGCCCAGGTGCTGCTGAAGTGGTTCACCCCGCTCAACGACGACGGCAGCACCGTCTTGGATGGGGACCACTACGAGATCCGCTACGCGGTCCACCCAGCCACGGACTGGCAACTCGTGTACGCCGCCTGGGACGCCACGAGTGTCCTCATCCAGGACCTGTCCCCGGGCGGGGACTACGACATCGGGATCCGCGCGGCGGACCGGTACCAGCACGCCTCCCCTTGGTCGGTCACGCAGACCATCACCGTGTCAGCGGACACCCTCGCCCCCTCGACGCCCGCAGCGCCTGTGGTTGCCGGGTCGCTGATCGCCATTCAGGTGGTGCACGAGCTGGGCAAAGCCAGCGGGGGCACCTTCAACCTTGAACCCGACCTGGACCATTTCGAGGTGCACGTCGGCGCGTCGGCGGTGTTCACCCCGGACGACACCACACTCGTCGGGAACCTGCCTGCGAACGCCGGCATGCTGATCGCCCAGGTGCCAGCCGTGGGGACGTTCCCGACCTCGGCGACTACCGCCCGGTATGTGAAGGTCATCGCCGTCGACACCTCGGGGAACAAGTCCACGGCGTCAGATGCCGCGGTCGCGACGGCGGACCTGATCGACGACGCTCACATCAGCGACCTCACCGTCTCGAAGGTCACGGCGGGGACGATCGGCGCGGACTGGATCGTCGGCGCCCGCATCAAAACCGCCAACACCGGAGCCCGGGTCGAGCTCAACTCCGGCGGGATCGGGGCGTGGACGTCAGGCAACGTCCAGACGGTCGCGATCTCCCAGGCCGACGGGTCGTTCCTGCTGCGCTCGGCCGCGACCGGGTCCCGGCTGGAGCTCGACACCACGGGCCTGCGCATCATCAACGCCGGCGGCACGCAGTTGGTGACCATGTCGACGTCCGGGTCCTTCACCCTGCGCTCCGCGAGCACCGGCGCGAGGGTAGAGCTGGACACGGGCGGCCTGCGCACCTACATGTCGGACGGGTTCCAGACCGTGGGTCTGCAAACCAGCGACGGTTCCTTCTTCCTGCGTTCGGCTGCGACCGGGTCCCGGGTGTCGATCGACACGACCGGGTTGAAGATCTTCAACGGCAGCGGCGTCACGCTGGTCGACCTCAACGCCTCCGGGTCGTTCACCATGCGCTCGGGAACCTCCGGCAGCCGGATCGTGATCGACCAGAACGGGTTCGAGGCGTACAACTCCAGCGGGGACCGGACGGTTGATATCAACGCTGCCGACGGCACAGTCACGCTCATCGGACGGATCTCCTCGTCGGAGACGGCACAGAAACGCCTGGTCATCAACCCGGGTCCGACGTTGGGAGCGTATGAGCCGGAGATCCGCCTGTACGAGGAGTACGACCTGGGGGAATATCACTACTTCACGCAGAACATCGGCAGCACCCACGCCTGCGAACTCGGCTCAGCCACCCAGTCGGGGAAGAAGATCCGCCTGCGCATGGAGTCCGCCGCCGGGTGGGACCTGCAGATGATGGACTCCACCATGACCAACGTGGTCGGCGGGTACATCACCGCGTTCGGCGCGATCACCATGGGCTATGCCGGGGCCAGCGGCGCGAGCATGTATATGGACGGGTCCGGCACCGTTCGCATCCGCGGGAAGTGGGCGACGAACTCCGATTCCGCGTTCGTCGCCGGGAAGGTCAACGTCAGCGGGACGGCCGGCACGATTTTCTACGGCTTCACATACAGCGGTAACCCTTACCCCGTGGCTCAGGTCCGCGCGGGCAACTCCGGGAGTTTCAACATGACCAACAATGCGCAGGACAGCTTCAGCTACGTGTGGACAGGGCCCAGCCTGAGCAACTCGGTGGACCATATCAACTGGTTCGGTATCCGGGGATGAGCTGGGAACTGACGGGCCTGGCAGACGACGACCAGGCGGACGACGGCGAGCGGTGGGTCATCGAGTACCAGGTTCCGCCGGAGGTCGCCCCGACAGGTGAGTACAGCGTCAGCATGCCGAAGGACTACGCGCTGGAACTGGCGGCGGTGTACGGCTACGACGTGGACGACCCCGACCACCGTGAGGATCTCATGCGGCACGTCACCTACCTGGCGTACGCGAGGGAAACGCTGCGCCGGGAGGGCCGCCTGGACGAGGTCCAATTCGACCCGTTCACCATGCCCGCCACTGAGGCGCGGGAGCGGGTGCAGGCCGCTTTGCGGGAGTTGGAGGCGGAGCGGCCGATCAGGCAGGCGGCGGAGCCGCAGGTGACCACCAGGGCAGCGCCGCGCATGCTGGCGGCACGAGGGAAGGCTGCGGCGCCGGACATTCACGCGATCCTCCGGGCGGACATGGAGCAGCGGATGGACCGCGACGCGGTTGAGGAACGCGCCCAGAGGGTGGAGCAGGTTCGGATGGAGAAGATGGGGAGGCAGCGGTGAGCGACGGCGAGCAGCGAGAGACGCTCCGGATCGATGTAGGGGCGTACGCGCGGGAGCTGGAGAAGCAGCGCAACGACCTGCTGCACGAGGCCACTCAGTTGCGCGTGGCGGTGGACCAGCTCATGGCGGAACGGGACGAGCTGCGGCGGCAGTTGGCTGAGGTCAAGGGCGAACCCGCCGCCGCCTGAGTACCATCGGATTGAGGACGCCCGCCTCTGCCACTGGGAAACCGTGGCACCCGCTGTACGGCGGCTGGGAGCGCAGCCCGTTCGAGCCGGGCCGGGCGACGGGCAGTTGTTGAAGGCTCTGCCTTAACAAAACGCTGATGGTGGGGCGACGGCTCGACGTCGGATGCGTACGACCGACGTTCTGGGGTTCGACTCCCCAGGTTCCGCGTAGCCAGCGCACTGCGCTGACGTCTGGAAGTGAGCGCCGGGAGATCCCGCCGGACGGCGGGGCCCGGCGCTCGCGCTTTCGCTTCCTGTGCTTCAGCCGAGGTTGGCGGCGAGTTCCCGGTACCGGTCGAGCAGCCCGGACGCGTCCAGCTCCTTGTGCTGGTGGTAGAACGACCAGTGCGACACCACCGCCGAGTCAACGATGATGTTCGCCATCCCCGCCTGCTTCGGCCGGTGCACGCTGTGCCAGAACTCCTCCTCCGCCCCAAGGTGGCCGGGCGGATCGAGCACCGTGTAGTCGGAGCCCATGGTGGCGAAGCACGACACGGAGAACTGCTGCCGCTCGGCCAACGTCACGGTGTGGTGCATGAACAGGTCCTCCACCGTCCCCGCCTCCACCTTGGACAGCAGCAACTCGTGCAGCTTCACAGCGAAGCCGCCGTCCGCCCACCCCACCGAGTCCATGCAGTACGGCAACTGCACCGACTGCCACCCGTCACCCGAGCAGGGGATACGCCGCTGCTGCTGGAGATGCCACGACACGACGGCGTTGTTGATGATGAGCCCAAACGCGCACAACACGCTGTCCCGCAAGGCGACCTTCGTCCGGGCCAGGTTGGCGATGGCATCGGGGTGCACGTACACGATGTCGTCGTCGAACCTCACATAAACCGCCTCGGGGTCGGTCATGTACCGGTAGGCGTACATGGTGTTTTTCTGCTTAGGGTGCTGGCGAGGGCAGCCCTCCGGCCGCTCCAACACCTTCACCCAGTCGTAGGTGGCGGCGAGCTCATGCGCGTAGGCCAGGTCATCCTCCTGCCCGCTCGGGTCGCAATTCGCGTACAGCCACCACTCGTCCACCACCCCCGCCGCGTGGTCCCGCTTCATGTACTCCGCGAGGATGCTCACGGTGCGGCGTCGGCCGTAGGGAGTCCAAGTAATCACCGGGTGGTTGTCGATCACGGCCAGTTCCCTTCAGCCTTAAGAATGCGAGTCGCGTCGTCACAGTCGATCTCCTCGGCGCCGCAGATCGGGCGGCACCAATCGCAGGTGGCGTAGTGCAGCACCAGGTCATCCGACCAGCCGGTTGCCTCGCGGAACGCGGCCAGCAGCGCCGCTTCCTGCTCTGTCATGGCGTCAACGCCTCCTCCCACAGCGGGGCTATGGCCTCGGTCGTGTGCTCCCGCGCCAGTTCGCGGGCCGCCTTCCCCATCCGCTGGCGCAGGTCGTCGTCGCACAACTCGCGGAGGTAGGCGTCCCACTCGTGGTCCTGTCTCACGAGGAACCCCGTCTCGCCGTGGCGGACGAAACGCCGGTACGGCTCGATGTCGGAGGCGATGATGGGGATCCCCAGCGCCGCCGCCTCAAGGGCCTTCGTCGGGGCCTTCGCCCTGTTGAACGCCGTGCTCCTGTACGGCGCCACCCACACGTCGAAGTCGACCGCCGCGAGGTACGCGTCAGGGTCGTGGATGGGCGGCGTGCACCGCACCCGCGAGTGCTGCAACCGCGCCTCGCGGATCGCCTCGGCCGGCAGGCCCAGCGTGTGCACCTCGACATCGGCACGGCGATCCAGCAGCCGGCGCAGCGGACGCACAGCAAGGGACAGCTCGGCGAGGGTGGACGGCGTGCCAGCCCACCCCACCGTCAGCCGCCCCTCACGGGCGGGCATCGGGCGGTCGAGCAGGTAGGCGGGGACACCGTTGGGCACCACCCGCACGTCGTCATGCAGCGGGGCCAGGACCTCCGCCAACCGCTCCGAGCAGACGGTGACACGGCAGGCCGCGGCGATGTTGTCGCGGATGCGCTGCTGCACCTCAGGCTGATTGAAGAACCGCCCGTTCGGCGCGCCCAGCTCCACGCTGAACAGGTCGTCGTCCAGGTCGTACACAATGTGCCGCCCCTGGCGTGCCCACTCCTGCCAGCTGCCGGTGGGGCCGGGCATGCACGTCCGCTGCGCGAGGACGGTGTCGGCGTCGTCCCACTCGGCCGTGTACCGCACGTCATGCCCCACCGCGTGGCCGCGAGTGGCGAGCTCCTTGAACGGCTCCACGATCCGCCACCACGCGCACCCAGCGCGGTCGGCCTGCCAGCCGAAGAGCCTCACGCGACCGCCTTGGCGTAGGCGGGGAGCCAGTTGCGGGCGTACCACTCCACCGTCAACGCGACACCCTCATGCAGGGGAACGAACTGGTCGGCGTCCAGGCCGATCTGCGCGAGCGTGGTGACGTTCGCGGACACCACAGCGTTGGGCACCTCACCGGGCCGCATCGGCAGATGCTTGATCTCCACAGGGTCGCGGCCGGTCAGGCGCGCCGCCTGCACGGCGACCAGGCGGGCGATGTCGTTCACCGTCACACTGTCCGCGGGGCCCACCTCGATGGGCTTCGCGGGTGCCTTGATGGACGCCCTGGTCTGCTCCAACGCGGTCACGAAGGCCTTGGCGACGTCGGTGACGTACACGCAGTCGCTGATCTGGGTGCCGTCGCCGTACACCTCGATCGGCGTCCCGGTCAGGGCGCGGCACGCCATCGCCGGGAGGATCTTCCTCACCTTCGAGGAGCCGTACGGGGCGGCCACTGACTGCCGGGGCCCGTAGGCATTGACCGGCCGCACGATGCTGATGCGCCCACCGCGGTAGGCGTTGAACATCCGGGCCCAATCCTCCGCCGCCGTCTTGCTGATGGTGTACGACCCGGCGCCGTGGTCACGCATCCAGTGGTTCCCCACGCCGGCGTACACGACCGGGAGCCCGTACTGCGCCGCGGCCTCGAAGACGTTCAGCGACCCGAGGATGTTCGTCTCCGCTGACGGTCGGGGGTTGCCGATCGTCTCCTGCGTCCCCAGCACCGCGGCGAGGTGGATGATGCCATCCACATGCGCCGCCAACTCCGTGACGGCGGTGGAGTCTCGGACGTCGCCGAGCATCACCGTGATGGCGTCCCGGTCGTACGAGTCGAGGCCGAACATGATCTGCGGGTCGATGCGGCCCTGGTGGTCGAACACGGTCACCTGATGCCCTCGGGCGACCAGGGCCTCGATGATGTGGCCGCCGATGAAACCGGCGCCGCCGGTCAGTCCAACACGCACAGTGGGTTCCTCGTTTCTACGCGGTGAGGCGCTCGGGCTGGTTGAGGTGTTCGGCGGCCAGGGTGAGGAGTTGCCACACGCGGGTGCGGGACAGCCCGAAGTCGGCGGCGATCTCCGTGCGGGTGTAGCCGTCGAGGAGCTTGCGGGCGATGTCCGGCAGCCGGGGGTCCACCTGGGCGAGTTGCCGGATCAGTGCCTCAGCGTGGATTTGGGAGTGGGCGGCGTCGATGGGCGACGCCGGGTCCCGGGGGTCGCGCTGCTCATTCGGGTGCCAATCGCCGGACCTGTTGTCGATGCTGCTGAGGTTGGCCTGGCAGCCGCCCAGGGTTTCGGACAGGGAGATGACGGTGGGGCGTTCCCCGCGGCCGGTGCGCTGCCTCAGCCCATCGATCAGGCGGTGCCGGATCCGCACCGCGAGGTACCGGTCCAATGCCCACCGGTCAGGGTCGTAGGACTGGAGTGCCTGCCAGAGGGCGAGCATCCCGTCGGAGATGACGTCGTCCCAGTCAGCGGAGCCGGGTTGCACGAGACGGCGGGCGAGGGAGTGGACGAGTGGGGTGTGCCCGGTGATGGCGGAGTCCATCGTGGCGTGGCAGGGGCAGGGCCCGCTCATGGGTGTGTCTTCTGGTGCATGTAGCCCTTCCCCCGGGGCTAGGTGGCGATTACCTCCAAGTATGTCGATTACATACAAGAAAGACCATTTGAACCGGACCTTTTCTGTAGGTATGCGACAGGAGTTTCATGGACACGCCGAAGCGGCACCACCCGGCGGACACGTCGGCCCACCTGCTCTCGGCTCGCCACGGGATGTGACCAGTGGACCTGGCCGCCATCCCGTGGGTGCAGGGCTCCCTCGTGTCCATCGCCCTCGCCCTCATCTTCGGCGGGGTCGGCATGGTCTTCAAAGGCATGCTGATCCCGCGACGCAACCACGCTGAACTCGTCGCCATCCTCGAAAAACGCATCACGGAGAAGACCGAGGAAGCGCGCGAGTACAAGGCGGCATGGCTCGCCGCGGAGGCCGCAAGACATGAGCAGGACAACCAGTTCGCCGAACTTATGGAGTTCGGCCGTACTACCGACGCCTTCATCCGCTCCCTGGCTTTTGCCGCAGGTCAGCCTGATGAAGGTCCGCGCCATGTGGAGGCGTAGACGGCCGGGCAAATGCAAGCCGCGGCCGGAGGATGCGCCCGCGCTGGACGAGGCACGCAGAGCCCGTGAGGCCAGTGAGGAACGCCTGGCCGCGGTGCGGGAGCGCTGGCCGGAGGTGGCGCAGGTCGCGGCGTCGCTTCGGCGGCATCGGGAACGGAACGGGTTCGCCGAACTCGTCACCAAGGCGTTGGGGGGCGGCGATGGTGACTCAGATGCTGGGTAGCGTCCTGATCGTTTGCACGGCTGTCCTCGCGGACGCCTGCACGCTCGTTTATGGGTTTGGGTTCCGCTGGTGGCGGGACTCGACCGGCCGGCACCTGTTCTCGTTCATGGCGTCGATCGGGCTCGTGGCTTCGTTGTGGGCGGTGCGCCTACTCGCTGGGGACACGCCGTGGTTCGCGGGGGCTCGTCTTGCGGCGTTCGGCCTGGTGCCGTGGGTCCTTGGCTGGCGTCTGCTGATCATCCTGCGGGCGTTGCCGCAGGAGCGGCAGCGGCGAAGACTCTCCCGCGGGGACGGTGCGTAGGGCGTTTGTCGGTGCTGCCGCTTATGCTCGGCGCGGGTCCTGCTCGGTCCCACCGGAAGCGCCGTCTCCCGTCGCGCGAGGCGGTGAGGCGGCGCTTTCCTCATGTCCCCAGTCCCGGCGCCGGCGCTGCTCCCGCACCCGGCGGACGAGCAGATCGGCGAGGCGGTCGTCAGCGGTCTCCCTCATGCCGCCCATGGTGACGCCCCCGCGTGGGGCCACGCCACCCGCTCCGTAGGATCACCCCCGAACCACCAACACCCCGGGGGACCGCATGGCCGACTACGACTTCAAGCCCGAACTCATCGCAGCCCAACGCGACTTCCTCACCGCCGAGGCCCGCGTCGCCGAAATCAACGCACTGATGCCAAGGCCTACCGCCATCGCCGCCGGCGAGGCGAGCATCCCCGACGAGCTACGCCAGGCCCGCGAGCAGGCGTGGGCGGAGCAGGACCGCGCCATCGCCGTCCTGTACGACCAGCAGGCGTGGGAGGGCATCCCGCAGGCGGAGCGGTTCAAGGCGCGCATGCAGCTCAAGCAGGCCGCGAAGTCCTGACAACGCGAAGCGCCCCCATCCTGCGTCGTGCAGGGTGGGGGCGCTTTCGCCATGCCCGGGATCAGACGGCCGGCGGCTCGAGTATGTCCTTCGTCCAGTACGGCTCGAGGTTCACGAACAGCGTGAGCCAGTCGGCGCCGTACGGCCAGCGCGCCACAGCGCCATCCTCCACGAGATGAAGCAAGGTCCGGGACGGCGGACTCGATCCGATCTCGAGCGGGACCGACCATGGGTCAACGGTCACCGGGAGCATGACCGGCTTCATTCCAGCTCGAGAGCACGGAGCCAGGAACGAGACGCCAGAGGCCCGCTCCACACGTATCGGCTCATGCCAGGAGAGCGTCCCGTCTTCGTCGGCCTGGTTCTGCTCGAGGTCGACGTCCGCCCGGAACGGCCCGTACAGCTCAGACAGCCTCGAGGCGTTGCGCTCGCGGTCCGCATCACGGCCAGGCCCACCCTCGAGGCTGGGCCCGCCGACGCGAATCACGGCGAAGACGCCGGCCACCAAACCCGCATGCACTCGAGCGAGGGCGGCGACCTGCTCCATCGGCCACTGCTGCGGCGGGGACATGTGGACTTGGCCGATCGCGTCGATGTACCACTGCTCGAGGTCGCGGGGATCGTCTGCGGTCGAGATCCAGTCCTGCACCTTCGCCAGGGTGGCGGTTGCGTCAACGTCGCGGATGATGCGCTTGAGGGCGTCACGGGCGAGGGATTCGTGGACTGACATGAGGGCTCCGTCAGGGGCGCTGAAGCGCTCGGTAGATGGCGGGTCGGCTCACGCCGAAGGTGTCGGCGATCTCCTGGACGGTGTGCATCCGCTTGCCGTCGTCGCCTCGAGCTTCGTACATCATCCGGGCCTGGGCGGTACGGGTCGGGGTCATCTTGGTTCGCCGGCCGCCGACGCGTCCTCGAGCTCGAGCGGCCTCGAGCCCGTCGAGCGTGCGCTCCACGATCATGTCGTGCTCAAACTCCGCGTAGGCGGCGATGATCCGGAAGAACAGCCGGCCTGCGGGGGTAGAGGTGTCGATGCCCTGGCCGATCACGCGGAAGTGAACGTCTCGAGCCTTGAGGACCTCGAGCACGATTTCGTGGAGTTGCTTCGCGGACCGGGCCAACCGGTCCAGCTTCGTGATGACGAACGTGTCGCCGGGGCGAAGCACGAGAAGCGCGGTGTCCAACTCGGGCCGGCGCTCGAGCTTGCCCGACATCTTGTCGATGAAGATCTGCTCGCATCCGGCGGCAGCGAGTGCGTCCCGTTGGGCCTCCGGGTGTTGATCCCGTCGAGAGACGCGGCCGTACCCGATCAGTGCCATGTGTCCACCCGGTGATTGTGTATCGGAAACGTTGCTGGCGTTACGTAGTTTTCGTCCACGGGTTTCGTTACAGGTCGCTCCTGGGGATTCGCCCTCGCGACTGTGCCGTCTCAGATTCGATCGTTTCCGTACGGCGCATGTAGCGGTCAGACGTCGCCGGCGTCCCCGACCCGATCGCGTCCCGCAGTTGAGCGATCGGCGCGACGCTCTCCTCGGCCAGAGCAGCAGTGGTCTGCCGTAGCGACTGCGGCGTCACACGCTCAGGCTGCTCGAGACCAGCCTCCCGGGCGATCCGCTGCACCAGGCCGAAGAGATAGCGGCGATCCACCCGGCGCCCCGTCGCCGTGGCGAACAGCGGACCCTCGAGCTCTGCAACCGGCACGCCGGCATCCCGGGCCCGATCCTCGAGATAGCGGTCAACCGCGGCGGCTGTGGCGGCGGGCAGCCTGCGCGCCCGCCCTCGCCGGTTCTGCGCTGCGAGCCGCACAACGCGGAACCCTCGCTCCGTCTCGAGCGAGGACACATCGAGATCGGGCACGTCCGACACTCGAGGGCCGACAGTCAACGCGAGCCGGATCACAGCGGATGTCCGCAGGGCTGCCTGCCCATAGTCGGCGTCCGCCCAGGCAACCATTGCTCGAGCCTCATCCGCGCTCAAGCAGGCCGCCTCGAGGTAAGCACCGCCGCGGCGAGGGCGGTCGGTCGCGGCAAAGCTCGAGGCCGTGATCGCGCCGTTACTGGCCAGGTAGCCGTACCAGTTGGAGACGGCGGCCAGCTTCGCCGCCACCGTCGTGGGCTTGCTGTTGCGGGGCGGCACCTCGAGCCACCGCGCCCACAGGTTGCCATCCCCTCGAGTCGCGGCCAGCGGATCGATCCCTGCGGCGGCCGCGAACGCCAGCCACTGAGAGAGGTGAACGCGGTACGCCCGGCGGGTCGCCGCTGAGCGGAACGACAGCAGCCACTCCATCGTCAGCCGCTGGATCCGGTCCGGTAGCGGGGAGGGCAGCTCGAGGTCTCCGGCGGCCGCGCGCTCGAGTGCGTGGGTCACGGTGCTCCTTCTTGGTCGCGGGAATCGGCATTCTCATAGCCCAGCCCGACGCGGGGCACGGAATGGTGAACTGACTTCACGCGCCGAGCTTGCCGAGATCGATCAGGGCCGTCGTCTCGTAGGCGAAGTCGAGCAGGCGGGGGTCGTTCTCGTAGGCGTAGAACGCGGCGACGATCCCACGGAGTAGGCCCGCCTGCTGGGCGGGGGTGAACTTCGCGAGCTCGGTCGCGGCCTGCTCATGGTGAGCGTCAGTGATCACGGGGTGTTCCTCTCAGAGAGGCGTCCCGCCCACCCGAGGCGAGCGGGACGCGGGGGGTCAGCGGGCGATCACGACCGCTATCTGTCCGGTGCCGTTGCATGGACCGCATGGACGCTGCTCGCGGCTGCCTTCGTTTCGAGTGAGGACCGATGCCTGGCCGGTCCCGTTGCACTGGCCGCAGACTCGTGTTTCGCGCTTCATCTTGGTTCCCTTTCGTTGGTTGTCCCGCCCACCGTGGCGGACGGGACGCAGGGGCGGGGGGACTTCAGGGGGCAGGACTGTGGACTGCGTCAGGTGACGGTGATGTTGAAGTTGATCTGCCGGCCGCACCGACACTTGATGCCCATGAGGTACGAACCGGCTTCCGTACCGGCGGGCACGGTCACGGAATGGTCCCGCCCGCATTCGCACCTCACGCCGTGGGTAACCGGAGATGTCGTCTTCCTGGTAGCCATGACGGTGCTCCTTCGTGTGGTGGGGTTACTTCTGGATGACGGGGCGGTGGACGTCCCGGTGGGTGACGGTCGCCTTGACGCCGTCGCTGCGGAGCGTGGCCGCGATCTCTTCGGAGATGGCGACGGACCTGTGACGGCCGCCGACGCAGCCGACCGCTACGGTGACCGGCGCGCGGGTCTGCGCGTGGAGGTCGGCCGCGAGGACGGCTGTGTTGTGGATCAGGCGGGCGGCTCCTGGGGTGGTGAGGACGTGCTGGCGCACTGCCTCGTCCAGGCCGGTCAGTTCGCGCATGGCGGGGTCCGCGTGGGGGTTGCGGAGGTGGCGGCGGGCGTCAACGGTGAGGTCCGCCTCGGGGGCGGGGCCGTGCCCGTACCCGAAGCTGGTGACGTGGACCTGGCCCATTAGCTTGCCCGTCTCCGCATGTCGGCCAGGATCTCGGCGCCCTGACCCTCGGTGACCTTGTTGCCGTCCTGGTCCACCGGCCCGTCGTAGCCGGAGTCGCGCAGGGCCTTGAGCTTCTGGTAGGCGGGGTCGTCGTCGAACAGGCCCATCGTGGGGATCCTCTCTCGGTGGGGGTTGGGCGGGCGGCCCGCGGTGGCCGCCCGCACGGGGGATGGTCAGGCGTCGGCGGGCACCCGGCCGTTGACGGCGGTCTTGAACGCGCCCGCCGGCTTGAACACGGGGACGTCCTTCGCCGCCACCTCGACCGGGTCGCCGGTCTGCGGGTTGCGGGCCGTGCGGGCGGGCTTGTGGACCCGCTCGAAGGTGCCGAAGCCGTGCAGGGTCACGGTGTCCCCGGCGGCGGTCGCTGCGACGATCGCGCCGAGCGTGGTGTTGACGATGTCCAGCGCGGTCGTCTTGGACAGGTTGTGGGCCTCGGCGATGGCGGCGGCGAGCTCGGGCTTGTTCATGTGTTCTCCCTTGTCGGAGTTGGGGTGGAGCTGACCTGCTCCGGCAGTCCCCGCCCGAACGGGCGGGCGGGAACCCGCAACGGTCAGGCACATCCGCTTTCGCGGGTCACCTAACCCGGTACTTGAACACGGATGTGGCGTTGCCCTGGGCGGCCGCGGCCTCCGCCTCCTTCTTGGAAGTGGTCGTCTGCACGGTCACCCAGCCGGAGCAACTGGGCTGGTACATCTGCACCTGGTACGTCTTGGCCATGTCCTTGTCCTTGTCTCTCGTGATCGGTTGGGGTCGGGGGTGGCAGCGCAACCGCAACGACCGCTCACCGCCTCCCGTGACGCCGGTCGAGCAGCTTGAAGTACGCCTCGCTGCCGAACTCGGGGCACTCGCACGGCGCCTTCGTGCACAGGGCGCACCGCACCTGCGTGAGGTCCTTCTTGCCGGTCGCGTAGTCACCGAGGTCCGGCGACACACGCACGCTGTTCCTGGGCATCAGGGGTCTCCTCCGTGGTTGGTGGCGGGGTGGTTAGCGCTTCTTCTTGCGCAGCGACGCGGCCGGGCTGATCTCGGTCCAGGGGACGACGCAGACGTGCTTGAGGTGGTTGTTGTGGCCGACCTTGCAGTGTTTGCAGGTGAACAGGGTGACGCTGACGTTGATCTTCGGCATGACGGTCTCCTTCTCGGGTTAGCGGTTGCTGGTGGCCGCGGCGACCCACGACGGCTCGTGGTGGTCGGGGTGCTGGCAGTTGCGGGTCTCGCACTCCGGGCACATGTCCGGATCGTTGATCAGGCCCATCACGGGGCTCCCTTCGGGTGGTTAGTCCTCGCCGCGGCCGATGATCTTCGCGCCGGCGCGGCGCTTGCGGCCCGTCCCCTTGCAGCGCCAGCAGTCGCCGTACGCGCCCTCGAACGAGGTGGAGTAGAGCTGCTTGTTGCCCTTGCATCGGCCGCAGGCGATGTAGGGGTGGAGCGCGCAGGAGATCAGGTAGGCACCACCCCAGAGGGCGAGGCCGATGATGATGACGAGGACTGTCATCAGTGCTCCATTTCGGTCGATTTGTCCGGGTCGAGAGGGGGTCGAGAACTTGAGGGCGAGGGTCGAGAATCTGGGGTTTCAGGTCGAGAACTTGAGCCCCCGTCCAGAGTTCTTGAGGGGTCTCTCGACACCGCTGACCTGCACTCTTGAGGGGCTCGACGGGTCAGCGGCGCCTCTCAAGAGCAGCCACCAGATCGGCCCTGGTGTAGCCGTTCCGGGACCGCTTCGTGCCGTCGCTGTCGGCCAGCCACAACGCGGTCGGAGTGACCTCTGGCTGGCACTCCCGAAGCCGCCGGGCGAGCTCCACATCGTCGAGGCCGGCGAACTCGGGAACCTTGTGGACGCGAGGCAGCAGGTCCTGAGTCCACATGCGGTCGGCCTCGCCCATCGCTTCCAGGCACGCCCGCAGTAGGCGCCGCTGCGGGGAGTCCTCCGACAGCGGCAGCGTGCCGGCCTCCGCCCGCAGCTTGTATGCAACGCGGGTCAGGCGGGTCACGTCGTCGTCGTCGAGGTATCCGGTGCGTCCGGTGATTGGGCGGGACCCCTCGGCGTACAGCAGGCCTGAGCCGCGCTGCAAGGGATCGATGAGCTGGGCGTTGTATCCACGCTTGGCCCACCCCTGGCCGAGGATCATGTCGGACGCCTGCGGCGTCGTGCAGCGCATGGCGAGGCGGATCGAGAACAGGTCGCGCCAGCCGGTGTCGACAACATCCGAGCCGGGCCGCTGCGTGGCAGCAGAGGAGTAGATGCCGACGAATCGTCCTCGCGAGGTTAGGTCACGACCCGCGTCCTCAATCTTCTTGCCGAGCTCTGACTTGGTGAAATACGCCAGTTCATCGATGTGGAAGACCAGCATTGACCAGCCGAGATCCTGCGCGAGGGCTTTGGTCAGCTTCTTCACCCTCAGTTTCTGGAGTTCCGCGCCGCGGCGTTCCATCTCCTCGCGCGCCTCGTTGATCAGGTCGAGCACGGCCTGAGGGTCGGGGCGGAGCACTGCACGATCGGCGAGGTCCTCGTAATCGAGCAGGTCAACACCCTTTCCATCAACCAGCCACAGCTTGACGTGCGGGTCCAAGGCGGCGAAGCAAAGCAGGATGTTGCAGGCCACGGACTTACCCGCCTCCGGCTCGCCCCCCACCAGCCACGACCTGCCGGGCATGGAGAACCCCATCTGCTCCCCGCGGACGCTCAGGCCGAGCGGAACCCGCTCAGTCCACACGTCAACGGCGGTGGTGCGGCCCTTGAGGTCGCAGTCGACCTTCGGCGCAGACAGCGGGTCGCGGTCCGGGGACCACAAGCGGACACGTCCCTCGTGGTCGTCCACTGGGTCCATGTACAGGCGGGAGATCCCCACCCCTGCTGATGCCGCCAGCTTGGGCCGCTTGGGCAGGGCCTCGTCGTAGGTCGTCCCGTCGGGGAGCTCGACCACGCACGTCCACGCAGGCGGGTTGTTCTCTCTCATCACACCCGGTGCCACGACCCGCACCTCGTCGATCGTCTTGGCGAGCTTCCCGGCGACGAAGAGACGGCGGACGGCCTTGCTGTTCGGGTGGGTGCCGATCGCGCGGCGCGTGTCGTCACCGTCGGTGGCCTTCGCCGCGGCGATGGACTCGACGATCCCGCCCACGGTGAGCACGCCAAGCACGAGCCCGGCGGGCGGCATCCACGGCGCCCACCAGTCGTGCGCCCATCCCCACAGGTCACCCGCACCGAGGGCACCCGCCGACCAGAGGGCGACCTTGCGGCGGCGCTCGCGGATGGCCTCGACGAACTCGCCCTTCCCCATGCTCAGGGCTTGGGCGTGGTCGGCTGCGGTGAGCCACCGCCACCAGGCGCCCAGGATCCTCGCCGAACCCAGGGTGCTGTGGCGGGCGGCGGCTTTCGCGATCGGCACGGCGCGGGAGTTGCGGACGCGGTCGGTGCGGAGGGCGAGGTCGCCGCGGGTGCGGGTGACGACGGCGAGGACCTCGCGGGGGCCCTTGGGCTTGGGCGGGGTGGGCCGGTCGACGTCCTGGTGGGGGCGGTTGGCCGGCAGGCGGTGCGGCGGTTCCTGCGCGGTGGGCTCGTCGTCGTCCTCGGGGAGGAGTACGACCTGGGGCCGCTCTTCGTCGGCGCCGCCGGGGATCAGGTGGAACGGCCTGGTCATCGCATGCCTCCCAAGCTGGTGAGCAGCGTCGCAAGGGACAAGGGGAACGCCGTGGCGATGAGCAGGATCACGATGATGACTGCCAGCGCGACTTTCCCAGTGGAGCGGGCGATGCCCATCTGCCGGGCGGCAGCGAGGACCTCACCCGGGGTGCGGGCGTCGTCCTCAACCTCGTGCAGCGAGCACACGATGAGCAGCAGCAGGGTCACAGGGATCAGGTAGGACATCACGACACCTCCGTCAGGTCGAGGTCGTCAGCGAGCGGGGTGTGGTGGCCATTCACGGGCTCCTGGAATGTGGCGGACGGCGCCTTTGGGGCGTCGTCGCGCACCGCGGGCGGCCAGATCCGGACGAGGTCTTCGAGGTACGACTGGATGCGGTCCGCCTTGGGCTGGCCCACGCGGAGGTCGGCCTTGATGCGCTTGACGCCGGGAACCTTGCCCTCGGAAAGCTCGTCGGCGTACCTGCTCGCGGCGACCGGGTACAGCGGGTCGGGTACGGGTCCGTTGGGCAGCGTCGGCGCAGGCTGCTCCGCGGGTACCCCGGGTACCTCGGGCTCGTCGGTTGGGTCGTCGGCGGCGTCGGGGGTACCCGGGCGGGTACCGGTACCCGCCGCTGTGGTGAGCGGGTGGTCAAGGGCCGCCCAGGGGGCCACTGCGGGCAGGGTGCGGAGGTCGCCGGCGGAGAAGATGGCGCCGATCTGGTCGAGCATCTGCCGCATCCGGGCCTCGTCGGAGGCGAGGGCGGCGTGCTCGACGGCCCGCTCGACGGCCCGGTCCAACCGGGCGAGGGCGCGGGTCAGCTTGCCCTTGCGGGCGCCGGCCTGCTCCAGCATGCGGGCGCGCTTCGCGGCCTTCGCGACCCTCGTGAGGCGGCGGTGCGCGTCGACATCGCTCGCGGTCCGGTCGGACGACTCCGCGAGGCCCAGCCGCACGAGGATCCGCTCGGGGGTGAGGCGCCAGTTGATGCGCTTCCTGCCGGTTAGGCGGCGCCGCTCGATCGACATGCCGCGTTCCCACAGCCACGCCGCGACGAGCGGCGCGGTGAGGCGGAACACGAACTCGGCGGGCGACTCGGCTTCCAGGCTGGAAAGGACCGCAGACAACGAGGTGAGGACCCAGACGGCGGTGCCGTCGATGCCGGCGGCGTGGTGGTCTCGCATGTTGCGGCGGGCCCGCACAGCGGACGCCAGGACGGCGATCTCGATGAACGCGAACAGCGCGACTCGAAACTCCGTGGTGACGGCGGGGAACACCTTCTCGAAGAAGTGCCACATGCCGGACATGGACACGCCGGTCGCGATGCCCGCGGCGAGGTAGGTCAGCAGGTCGGCGGGGTTCGCGGTCCGCAGGGCGCGCACGGCGGGGCGGAGGATCGCGAGAGCCACGCCGGCGGCGAGGACGGCGCCACCGGTCCACCACACGAAGGTGGGAACGACGGCCAGCAGGTTGAGCAGGGTGTCCATCACGACACCGCCTCGGCGGCCTCGGCCAGAAGGTCATCGAAGATGTCCGCCGCGGCGTCACGGCGTGCTCGCAGGGACTCCCAGCACTCACCTGGGAGGATCACCGCGTGCAGGTCGGGGATCATGTGGTGCAGGGCGTAGGCCAGGGGGCGGACGTCGAGGTCCGGCCGCTGGTCTGTGTCGGTCATCGGGGTGGTCATCGGTTCACTCCTGATCAAGGGTGGTCGGGCGTTATGTGTCCGTCCGGTGTTCGCATCCCGGGCCCCGGCTGGCGTTGCGCCTCCGGTGGGACTGGTCCTGTGGTCTTCTGGGGGTGGTTCTCGGGCCTGGGATCCGGGACCCAGGCCCGGGGACCGTCACTTCTCGGGGTCGCGGCACTCGTGGTGGTCGCCGGTGTAGACGGCGCCGCACTTCTTCCGCTTGCAGGTGCGCACCTGCTTGCCGGTCTTCTGCGTGTCGGCGCCGGCGGGCCACTGGGTGGCGGTTCTCATCGGGTCACCGCCGGGCGGAACTCGTTGGGCACGTCCGCCGCGTACACGTCGTGACCCAGGGGGCAGGTGAACACGACCGGGCCGCCGAACAAGACCGCGGTGTTGTGGGCGGGGCGGGGGCAGGTGTGCTTCACGACGCCGCCCCCATCTCGTCGTCCTGGTCCAGCTCGATCTCCCGGCAGGCCAGGAACAGGACGGCCTCGGGGGAGCGGAGGAACTCGATAGCGGCACGCTCCTCCGCTTCCGTCAGCGAGTTGAGGAACTCCGCGAGGTTGGAACGGGGGCCGGCGTCGTCGGAGATGACGAGCGACTCGACTCGGTGGTGGGCGATAGGCTGGGACATCAGATCGTTCTCCTGTGTGAGCAGGGCGGGCGGTTCAGAGGGTCTGTTGGTGGTGGCTCACCGGCAGGCCCTCGTTGCGTTCTCGGGCAGTTCGTCGGACTCGTCGCCGATCACCGAGAGCAAGTCGTCGACATCGGCGGGGCGGAACCGGTACTGACCGCCCGGGGTCCGGATGTAGGGCAAGCGGCCCTTCCTGGCCCAACCGATCACGGTCTTGGGCTCGTAGCCGAACATGTCGGCGACGTCCTTCGGATTGAGAAGCCGCTCACGGCGAGGCTCGGCGCGGTTCCGGGGCAC